GAACATCTTCAAATATATCTGTAATAATATCAGAACTAATATATAATTTTACTTTGTCCATATTTACTTATAATATGACTTTCTTTAGTATATAACCTTGAGTACAATAACCAGTAATTCTAGAAGGACAGCTTCTATCATATAGACTACAACCTTCACACATACCTTTATGCAATTCAGGTACTAATTGATAAGGTTTATTACCGTGATATATTATCTTTCCAGAGTAGGCTTTATCAACTTTAATTTCTTTATTCATATGCATTATCTTAAGTAAAGTAGTATAATTAGTTATCTAGAGTAAGAGTAGTTATATATGGCTTACTTATGATATAGAACTTGTTAGTCTGTATTAGTAGCCTAACCCCTCTTACTCCCCTATAAACGTCTAATATGCTATTTATGTTACCTTTTCTTTAACATTTATTAACATTATTTATGATTATTTAACGCTATAATGTTAATACTTTTTAACATTTATTAACAATTCTTTTAGCTCATTAGCTAACTTCTGTGCATCAGGATGAGCTGCTTTACTACATCTAAGTTCAAAGAAATTTTCCCAATCACTTTCAAAACCTGTCATTACTAGTTCTGTTTTAGTAGCATTAGGTAGTACTACTCTTGCTTCTTGAGGTTTATAACCCATATCAAGCAATGATTTATAATAGTCTTCGCATTTCTGTAATATTTCGCAGAAATATCTTTCTCCAGATTCTATAATAGAACTGTTATAATTCCACCAAGAAGGCATAATAAAGGTAATTTCATTATTAAATTTATCTTTAGAGTAGTTACAATATCTTTGAGACTCCTGTGCAAAGCTAAATACTCTATGTCTTACAAACTCATGACTTACTCCTCTATCACATATAAATTTCGCTGTAATACGTATCTCATGATGCTCTGTAGGCTCTACTTGATATTGTAAATCATCTAATCTATTATTCTCTACTATAACACGCATATTAGTAGTTATATAATAGAAATAATCATCTTCATTTACTTTAGAGTACTTATTTCTAATATAGAATATAGGATCTCCAATGTTCATAGCTGTCTTAGCAATAGTAAGATAAATAGTACCGTGTTCTAGTATAGCTCCATGCCCTAACTTGATCATACGATCTACAAACTCTTTAGCACTATCTTCTGTTATATTATTCTCACTCTTATAACAAGTTCTCCCTGCTAACTCTATCATCTTATAAGGATCTTTCTCCTCAATTATCTGTACGCTAGATTCTATTAGTTTCATATTAGTTAAATTTTATCTTCTATTATTTCTACTGGTATCATATATACGTGCCCTTCATACTCTGGCAGACCTTGTTGTACCACGTAATACTGTTCATCTACTTTTACTATTTCAGACCATCCATCATCTGTAGGTCCTATGTAAGCAGATCTCTTATATAACTCTATAGACTTACTAAAAGGAATAGTATTACCTATTATTTTATACTCAACATTCATACTATTATAACGCATTGATTAATAATAATTACAAAAATTTAACAAATTTTATAAAAAATTTAGAGGTATAAATGCCCGTGTGTGGACTACCACAAAACAAATCCCCCACCGCTGTTAGAAATCGGGAAGTCCCCGGTAGGGTTTGATGAGTTTACTTATGAAAATGCAACAGAAAGCAAATCAGCTACTACTGTCAATCATTGGATTATTAACTAAATCTACTTATTATGTTATCTGATTGTTTGTTTACTCCATCTGATACAGATGAAGATTATGCTGATGCATGGTTCAATTGGGATTAATATAAGGGCTGTAATAGCCCTTATTTGTTTGATTATTAACTAAAACTTTATAAATATGCTTAACAAAATCAAAATGTATATGGGCTATTGGCTTATTATGTTGTCTTTCTATAGTTATAGGAAGGTATTCGTACGGGATTGGTTTATTCTTAAAGAGTCATTCAAAGTAATATCACATCCTGAGGATTATGACAGTGCTGCTGTTGCATCAAATTATATGTTATTTGTGTGTACAAACATTGAGTTACGTAGAAAAGTAGAACTATTTAAACTCATTAAGTCATGAGTAAGAAGAGTAAAATGAAAGAAAGAGAGGAAGCTTCTTATATAGCTCCTTGTGAAGATGTAGTTGTTGAATTACCTTTTATGGTAAAGAGAGTAATGCGTGTGTGTCGTCCAAGTAATGAACTGTGTAAACAGTGCATGAGATACGAGTACTGTAATGAGTATCATTTTATGATAGGTGAAAACTACAAACCAGCTTGTGTAAATGTATATGAAGACGATACATGTATTATTGACGAAGACAATTTATAAACAATTGTTATACACAGTACTAAGTACTCAGTATTGCCACAAAGGCTGCGCACAGGAAGCAAATCAGCCACAGCTGCTCAACATTGGGGGAAGCAGGAAGGAATTCATAGTGTTTGCCATTGTTTGAGTGAATGGGTGATAATATACCACCCACATTCTTCCACTTCTCCCATTTTCAATGTATTACCTCATCAAGTAATATATAGCTATAATTTACAAATCACCAAAAACCTAAGCACTGTACAGGTTAAGTGCATCATGTCATGGCACGTTATAAATTAATCGAACCGTTAATCAAAACAGTTGAAGCAGGCAAGCAAAATGCAGGCACTAAATATGTAGTTGCTAAGCTTCAAAATGTAATGTGTATTTGGGAAGAACCACAAACATTTACTTGTTTCATTCAACCCATTGTAAACATGCTTACCCCATTATTGTCAATTCAACATGGAGGAGCAGCACAAACAGACCAACCAATTCCTGAAGAATTACAGTATGTAACAGGATGTTGGATTGACTGGTGTCCACCACAGAAGTTCTACAAACAACATCTGTCAGACCATCCAGCAAGACCTGCAACAGCAACTAGACCAGCTACTGAAGCAATCAAAGCTGGTTCACTTGTATCGAAAGGTGGAAAACCCATTCTTTACACCACATTACGTATATTCTGTCAATATTACATTGACGAATTCGGAGAAAAACAATGGATACGTGGAGGTTCTCCTGAAGAAGTAGGGCAAAGAGCATTCAGTGCTTATTGTATACCAGCTGAAGAAGATAAAACTCCTCAGCTTATATCAACTACTCCAGAACCTGAAATAGTTGGAGGACAAGTAGTACAACCAGCTCCAGCTCCTACAGCACAAGGTCAACAACCAACCTTCACACAAGCACCACAAGGAGGTCAACCATTACCTTATTAACACAGAGACCGACAACGTGTTACCGCTGACAGACCGGGAATAAGAATAGTCTGTTATTTTAAAAAACTCAATAACTTCCCAAGACATTGAGGGCACCAGTTTCTTATAATAGTATAGTTGGCAGACGTAAGGGCGTACTCAGCTGCCGTGTGAAGCAGTGAATTCTGTGGACTGATAGAGAACGTGTAATATTCAGGCTATGCGTTACGTAGTTATAAGTTTTAGGTGTAAAATGCACAAATTATTCGCAAAGTAATTATTCTATGAAATGCAAATTATCTTCATATGTTGTGAAACATAGCTTAACCACGTCAAAGTATAATAATATAAGTTAGGTATGCCCTTATAAAGACTTAGGTAACGCTAAGGACTATATTATTATACTTTCTTCTTTAATGCTACCGTAGACAGTGACAAGTCTGTTTAAGTAACTATCAGTTATATAAAATGCAGAGTCAAAGAAGCTATTACAGTTTATTATGCACAAATAGATTATAATAGTAAAACCACGTGGTAAGGGCACAGTTAGGTTCGCTGTGAGTGCACCCTTTGTAGCAACTAACCAAAGCAAGTATAGATGGGAATAAGCTATTACCTCGATAGGCTTAATGAGGTGCTTGACAGTCTGACACTAACTGAACAATAAGTGTCAATACTTTAGCATTCTAACTATTATATCAACACAATGATATATGAAAACTCGTGTATGATGTATATCTCCCTAATTGGGGCGTTACGACATTCTAGAAATGTAGTATGAAGGCGCAGAGGCGTTAGAACTAAAGTATTTTATAGAGTAAGAGAAAATGAGGTCTTATATCTGACAGCTCTTAGCATAGCTTGTAGTGGTGTTTTCCATAGCTATATTAATGCGCTTACTCTATTTCTACACTGTGTGAATCAGTGTCAACTTTGTGGGGCTTATATCTTAGGAGCGCATATAAATAAACCTATATCTCAATAGAAGGAATAATAGTTGCAAATAGTATTCTGGAAATTCTTTTATAGTTACGTTTATACCTAAGTATTAGTGCAGAGAAATCAAAGACATGTACCGTATAGGAAGAAAAAGCTAGTGTACAAAGTAAAATCCAGGGACGTAGCTGTCCTATAACATTTTTCAGTAAGCCAGAGAGTATGTTCAAAGGATAATCATACTCTCCTCTTTAAGGTGAGAATCCTTGACAAGCATGTGGGGCTTATATCTATTCATACAGAGCAAGTACGTACGGGAAAGCTTAAAATACTCATCTGTAAAATAGTATTAGTGCAGACTTTAAAATCATGCAGTATAACAATCTTCCATATACTAATACAATAGAGAGCTTCTGAATCATGTTATACTTATTAGTCCTAAACGTAGGATAGTCCTCAACTTATTATGTTCCGTTAGCTTAATATGGATTTGTAGAATACTAAGAGTAGTATTGCTAGTATATTTATATGTGAATATAGATATACTGGTTGCACTCATAAGGCAGCCTTCACGTGGCAAGTGTGTTAAGTAATAGGTTAAATAAATCTTCCAGTTTGTACCTATGAAAACTAATGCCTTACTTTTTATTAACAATTTAATCAATAAATTAATGATTTATTAACAACAATGCTCAGATGGCGAAATTGGTAGACGCTTCAAACTTAAACTTTGATGATTATTACAATCGTGCGGGTTCGATTCCCGCTCTGAGTACATTCATTAACTTAAAACAATAATTATGAGAGCAAAGAAATCAATTCGAGCATGGGTAGCTAGAGATAGTAGTGGTAGACTATTTCTATATAGAAACAAACCAAGAAAGAGTACTGATGAATGGTTAAGTACTTCAGTTCATGTATGCGGTATACCATCAGATGCATTTCCTAGTATAAAATGGAAAGATAATGAACCTACTAGAGTATGTATTAGAATAGCATAGTATGACAATCAGAAGAAGTTATTCAAATAGTATACTCACAAGCATTAGTGAGTTTTTAATTATACTAATTATAATATTAACAGTAGCAGTATCAATAAGTAAATATTGCGCGGACTATGATTATTATAATTATGTAGAACTCAAAGCACAATATAAAAACTATATTGTGACTAATAAGTACGTACGGAACTCAAACACTTATGTGTTAGAACTCATGAATCCTTTTAGTAAAAAGACTAAAGAGGTATATGTTAGAGATTATATATATTATAATACTTATTTTGTAGGAGATACTATAAAATGAAAAAAGTTAGAGCACACTATAAAGGTAAGTATTATTACTTAGGTAGAGCTAAGAACTTAGAAGAAGAACTCAATTTAAAAAGAGATTTTCTAAGACAAATAGTTAATATACCTACCGTAAAATTTATTAGAAATGTTTGAACAAGTAACAGATTACAAAAGTGCTTGTAAAGTATTAGGTATTAAACCTATTGACAAGCGTAGGAAACTAGAGGAGCATGTACTACTGTATATGCAGTTGTGTACTATTACTCAAGCAATTAATTTCATCGCTAATGGTAATAAACCATGGACACCAAAGTATAAACAAAATGAACGTATTAGCACATGGTATAATTGGTGGTACATTAAATGGGAAAGGATTGTAGATGGTTCTATTGCAGGCTTATTCGGTCTGGCTTCTGGCGATGGCATTAATGGTACTTACAGTTATACAGATGCTCATCTACGATTCATTAGTAGAGATGCCGCAGAATATGCAGCTAAAACCTTTAAACCATTATATATGAAACATATATTTGGTATAGATTAAGTTCTCATATTTATTAACTATTAAACATTTATCAAAAAATGGAAAATGAATTACAAGATTCTCCAAGAGGAAGAGGCTCAGCAATAGCCTGGAGCTTAGCAACAATCCTAATTCTATTAGGAATGTTAGTTGCTAGCGCACTAACCTTTATCTGTCACGATAAAGTTGACAATCTCATCAATCCTGAAAAGGATAATGTAGAACAAGTTTGTGTTGACACAATTTATACTGAAGCTGTACCTACAATACAGGAAGTTCTTCAGTTTCGAGAAGACACAAAACGTTACATGCACATAGACAGTGTATTTCTTACAATGCCAGACGTTGTCTTAATAGATATACTAAGGCAACATGGAACTTCATTGTCTAACAGTGACATTGTGACTATATATGAATCGAACAGAAGTACTTATAACAAGGTAATGAGCGGAGCTAGAAGTCAACACTATAAAGACTCATTAGATAAATTGTCTAACACTTATGACAATACTAAAGATACTACTTTCGTAAAGAGAGAATAAAGTAATAAACCTCTTATTTTTAAGTTAAAAGTATACTCAGTCTGTGAAGATAGAGTATACGTCCTCAGAAGATGACAAACCTGTGGGGCGTAAGTAAATGCATATCGTATATTATTCCCTTGAATACGGCAATAGCGGGTAATATCCGAGATACTCGTATTTGTGTTTATAATCGTGCAGACGTTAAAATCAGGTACTCCAATAAGGAAAGTTTGACAGCAATCCTGCTTATGAGTTAAAACTATAGAGAGAGTCATAGAAACAAAGTGTTGTTATCTTATTATTAACAAATGTGATTAGAATAGATACTATTTATTCTAAGAAAGAACGAACATAAGCTATGTTTTTAATTTCTAGTTGATACTAACTTAAAACAAAATCCAGAGTATCCTGGTCGTCGTCAATAATATTAACAATTTAAAACATTAAGTAATATGAAAAAGAAATTAACAAAGGAGGGAACTAATGCCTCGTATTAAAGTAGAAGAAGGTCGTAAACTCACTGAAATAAAATTCGGTACAGACCACTATCTTGCAAACTTACTTGCGTGTACTAAGATATTAGGTATACCTTTAAGTAAAGCAAGAACTTTATGTAAATCTCATCCAGATATGAATATTAAGGTAGATCCACCACTACCTATTATCAGTAAATTACCTACTGATGCTATTCATGCTGAATTAGATGAATATACAATAACAATTAAAATAACTATTAATTAACTATCAAAGTAAAATGAAAGCAATTATTATTACCTTCCATGGAGAAGCTCCTGAGAAGAATTATGATGAAATTATCAGAAAAATGGCAGAATTAGTTTTTAACAATACTAGTACAAAGATTGAAGATATATCTGCTGCTATATTAGACGATAAAGAAGTATCTGAAGCTTTACTACAAAAAATAGCAATAACTCCTACGACAAATACTGATAAAGCTTCTCTAACACCCAATGTAAAAATTGTAAGTGAACTTTGTAGTAATATCATTAATGAAATTGGCACACCATCATTAATGAATGAAGAAGTATTTCGTAAGGATTTATTAAAATATCTTCTTAATGAAGAAGATAAAATTACAACTAAAGCATTACGTATCATTATCAATACTCCAGAAAATACAAACAGTAAAGTAAAGCTAATATTACATGATTACGGTTTGTCAAAACTTCCAGAAATACTAAGAGAACTTAATTCTATTCTTAAACTATACTAATATGGCAAGAACAGAAAAAGATTATGAAAGGCAACAAAAAGACTTCAAAAAGAAGCCTAAGCATAAGAAAATGGAGCCTTACAATCGTAAAAAGTCATGGAAATAGGAGAAGCGATTAAAAAAGAATGGTTAAATACTTTTGAAAACATAGTATATAAACGCTATAATGAGTTAATGACCATATCTAATGAATGTCCTACACTTGATAATAAAATCAACTGTAGTGAATGTACTCATGAGTGTAAACTCAGAATGCAACCTGAACAGTCCAAGGAGGATATTCCACCAGAGTATCCGCCCGCTGTTATATATTACTAATTTAAATTGTTAGTATGGTGGATTTCAGTCAACCTAGAACTATTTATAACCAAAACCCTAATGGAAGTTTAGTAGTGCTAAACTGCTATTCAAGAGTACAATGGACTATACAACGGTCAACCAAGCATAATGCTTAGGTCAGAAGAAGGATATGGGTTACTTGCGAATAAGATATACGAATAAGCAAGATAGTTCTTTTTTAATCTTAAAATTATCAAAAATGAGTAAGACTAAAAGAATAAAAGTCCTAGAGGAATTTATTAGACTAGAGAAACTAGAGAAGAATTCTAGACAGGACTACATAGAAGTATGTGAAGAAGCTGCTAATAAACTCAAAAATGAGTTGAAAGCAGAAGAAAAACGTGTTAGTAGATATCTTATATTGATATCACAGAATACTAACAAGCGTAAAGAATCATACGGTAATCGTAAGCTTATAAAAGCAGGTGAGAGAAAAAGTTATCGCCAACGCAAAATTAGGCTGAACAAAGAACGTAGAGAATCTTTACACAATGGATAGGTCAACCAATCCCTTAGTTAAAATAAATGCTACAGAGAATATTCAAGAAAGAATTAGAGCTGTAGCTTACTTTGGGAAGCTCACAACTGAAGCAGCAATGTATTGGTGTGAGAAACAGAAATATAGGCCGATAGAAGTTTATCCTATAAATATCACTGTAGCAGTATATGAAGCTAGAGAAAGATATTTTAAAAAATGTAATTTCATAGAAATTATTTCGTGATTAATAACTATAGTATCAAACATTTAAAAATTTATCAAAATGGCAGAAGAAAACAAATTGAACATCTTTGATGTAAACAACGAGAGTGATGACATTCAAGAGTCTATCTCTAACGCGAACAAAGTAACCGATGACGTAGTAAAGAAAGCAGCTGAAAAGATTGCCGAGCGCCGTAAGGAAAAACTTACGAACGAACTCATCGACGTGGTTCAAAAGTGTGAATACACTGAGAAGTCCGCAGCATTGCAGTTACGCCGTAGTAACCGCGTGAACCAGAGAATGAAGACCTATATGAAGGACTTGCACAATCTCGCAGAAGAAGTGAAGAGTGGTAAGAAGCCAGTTACGGCCTGGAATGATGAAGCTCCGGCACTGAAGAAGCAGTTTGACAAGGATCTCATTGATATTGACAAAGATATCGACAAGTCTCAAAACGAGCTTGACGAAATCTTCCCCAATTCCTGGTCTTATCGCTGGAATAGTTTGATTCCCCGCCGTAACGATTAATCAGGCTAAAAAACTAAAATAAAAGAGATTCCAAACTTGAGTATCTTTGTATCTAAACAAGTTTAGTGTTTATGGAGGAATATCTATAGCGCCCTACGGGCCGAAAGTATATTGAACGACACAAAGACCTGAATTAACAGGTCATACTACGTATCTTTGTATCATTAGTGTGGAATTATTGTGTACTACTGATCATATGTCTGAGATCGCGACAATAAGATTGTCCCGTATTAGTAATAGTACTGAACTGCTTTAGTCGAGATATCAAATCAGACTGAATAATGTGTATCTTGTATCATATATGTTTCGTCATATATCATTATTCGAGTATCATCAAGATCAGTAATAAAGAGAACTAACCATTCTCAAGACCATAGGATATGTAGCTTTGGTCGGCTACATATCCACTAATAAGATTAATTATAAAAATAGCAGGAGTATTGTATAACATAACGAAGGCCTACCTGTAGAGAGTGCTGTGAATAGTGTTAAATAATAAAGCTGGAAGGATGGCTTAATTCTGCACGTGAGTTATACTTTAATTAATCTTATAAACTAATTGACTGTTAGGTCTATAAATCATCGTTTGGACAGGGGTTCGACTCCCCTATGCTCCACGCCCTTTGCAGTTGAATAAAATAACTAGAACAAACTGAAAATGTACGTGTACATATAACCAGTCTAGTAACGGATTGTCCTGCACGGTTGCAGTAAAGAATCGTTAGCTGCCGTTTGACCGTATCGTATAACGGCACCCTGGGGCATTATGGTTTTGACAGCGACAAAGAGGAAATAGAATAGGTCAATAAGCAGATAACTGGCAATACAAGTTATGTAACAGATTACACTCGCTTAGTAGCGTAAGTAATCTAACGGCTAAGCTAATGTCGTAAAAAGCTGGAGTAAGTAAGCTTTGCATGGTAGTGAAGCCTTAGGTATTACTAAGAGATAAGGTGTTCGAGTCACCTACTTACTACAAATTAAATTAAGTTTAATCAATAAATATTAATTTGAAATGGGATTAATAAAATTTATCAGAGAAAAACTTCCTGAACCTCTAGACAAGGCTAGTAAGGAATTAAGAATGAAAGAGAAATTGGTACAACGTATCAATTCTGTAGTACCACAGTGTTACAAGAATAAGTATCACTATAAAGAAGGAATTTCTAAAGTAAGAAATATATTCTTCTTTTGGGAAACTAGAGGTACTGAAATCATTCATCTTATAGATGCAAATGATTTAACTACTAAAGACGAAGAGAAATTTCGTGAACTTGAAACAAAAGCAAGAAACTATCAACAACAATGCGTATAAGATACTTTGCATGGTTTGACTCTAAAGCCGAACGTACTGAATTTATCAGTATCCTTAATCAATCTCGCTCAGAATCTGAAGCGATAAGTAAACTCTTAGATAAATATCCAGACTTAAGTATGTCTGCAATATCAGGAGTAGTAAATAACTTTCAAAAAGAAATAAACAAAAAGTCATGAAACTAAACCATCCTGGAATCTACCGTATTATTGGAGAAAACTATGAATTGTTAGCCAATATAGTAGGAGAAGTACCGTGTTTAAGAATTACTTCTGCATTACTTATGAATGACCTTGTTCAAAGAGGTAAGTTTACAATATTATCTGAGGACTCAATTGAAATACAAAATGTATGTAATAATCCAGATGCATTCTTGTTCTTCGAGCATGAATACTCAGAAGTATGCCCATTACCACCTTATAGGCAATCTATTCGTGGTACAAAAATGCCAGATATCAGTAATGATATGATGAAAGCATTTACAGAGCGCTATATAAACGATATGTCTATAAACGGCAGAGGAATTGAAGCTACAAAAGCTTATATTCTAAGTGTAACAGACTGGAGCCTAGCGCAAATAAACGTATTATTACTTAGAATAGCTAATAATGTACGTCGCAATGGTCGTAAATAGTATTACTGTTTATACTTATCTGAATAAATGTCCAATAAGATATAATCAGATAAATTGGAGACCGTCCTGGTATGTATTTTTAAGAATACAAAACAAGGAAATAAGAGAAACAGAATTCCACAAATTCTTCAAAAAACAAACATTGTCTAAAGTACTAGCATGGTATGATACCCAAATACTACAGCAAATAGGCATAGCTTCTAAAACTACTCTTGAAGTAAGAATAAGAATAGTCTGTGGTATGGTAAACAAATTACCTATTGAAGTACTTACTCGTGATTTGAAGATTGAGTTCATGGAATGTATATGGGATACTTTCCGTAAGTTCTATGATGAATGGAATGAGTGGTATTGTAGATATATATTGCAATTACCTTTCTAGGGTTATAGTCATTGGGTTGACTATAACCCACACTAAAGCCCGTAATTATGACAGATGAAGAAAGACAACAGCTTTTCGATCTGATCAAACAGGCGAAAGAAGGCAAACAAAGTGCCTTCACAAAGCTTTATGAAAAGTATAATCGAATTATATACAGTACTATATATCGTATTGTAAATAATAAAGATGCAGCAGATGATTTATTATCTGTTACTTTTACTAAAGCTTTTTCTAAGCTAGATAGTTATATTAACAACATTTCATTTGAGATGTGGTTAAAAACAATAGCTATAAATAGTAGTATTGATTATATTAGACGTACTAAAAAGGAGAATGCAAACTATTGGCTGGATGATGACACTAGTACTGTTCAATTGAGAAGTTCGGCCGACTACTCGTCTGAAGATAACTATATCTTCAATGAAACAGATGCTAGATTAACAAATGCCTTCAATAGACTTCGATATAAGTACCGATATATACTCGAACTACGTACTGTTCAGAATATGTCTTACAAACAGATTTCTGAACAATTGGGTCTCTCAGAGAGCCAAGTAAAATCTCAGCTTAATAAAGCTAGAGAGAAATTAAAACAATTGTTAAACTAAAAATTTACAAACATGTCAGCAATTTGGATTATTGTGCTACTATTAGTAGCATTCGTCTTTGCGAGAGGATTTCGCAGTGACAAGATGTGGTGGATTTATATCTCCTGCATCGTAGCTGGCTTGTTAGTAGGTATGTTGAGTAAGGAAGTAATCGTGCGTTCAGGAATGAACAAAAAAGATACTTCCATTACTCAGCTAATCAACACCGTTGATGACTATAGTTCTGCATGCACACAAAGCTTAGTGTGTACAGTGACAGAAGGTACTACCAATTGCCTATCTGGGGTTGTGAGTAACATGTCAGAACTTAAAGTAAAGTTATCAGATGCATTGATTAGTAATATCTATACTAACGGGCGTGACTCACCAGCAATAGAGGATGATAGTTGACCTCTTTAAATATTCTATCGACTGAAAGTAAAAAAATTATTATTAACCACCAAAAAATTTATCAAGAATTATGGCACAAAAAGAAATGTCTAAGGCTGAAAGAAAGGCAGCATTGAAAGCAGCTAAAGCAGCTGCAAAAGCAGAAGCAAAAGAAAATAACAAGAATGCTCAGCAGACAGCTGAGAAAGTTGAAACAAAGGAGAACAAGAAAGAGGAAAAGAAGCCTCAAGTAGCTGCACAGACAGTAACCAATAAAGACCAGAAAGGAGAGACGAAAGAACAGAAGGAACAGAAGAAAGAGCAGAAGTCCAGCACCCAAAAGCAGAAGAAAGACAAAACTCCTACTATCATTCCTGAAGAAGTTACAGAAGACAAACCGAAAGTATCTCCTGAAGAAAAGGCCATCAAGCGCGCAACATCGCTTGTAGGTGGAATAACCGGTGCAGGTATTCCTGTAGGTTCAACAGCTTCATCGGTAGATGGAAAGGCTATGTTAGCATTTGTAATGCAACAGCGTTACGCTAACAACGAAGAACTTGCCAAGCGCTATCCTGAAGTATACGCAGATATCAATCGTACGATTGATGTAGTGAGTCTGCTTGCCCTTGTCGATATTCGCCAAGACTTATTCAACCGTGGCGAACGTGGTGAATTGCAACTGATGATTGATGCAAATCAACTCATGCCGTTGCAAGGTATGGCTGAAATGCTAGGTATTAAACTAGCTCCAGCTAAAGCATTACCAGGTAGTGATGATGGTCAACTGGCTATTGACTTTAACAAGTCAGAGATTCCAGAAGAACTAGCAAAAGATGCTGGTAAGACTGTTACTAAAGTACCGGAGCTTGATCCAAACAAGATCACAACAGATGAGGAAATTGACGAAGCGTTAACTTACCTCATCAACAAAGAGAGAAATGTAGCAACAAACATTGTTAACACCGTAGAATGGTATCGTACTTTACGCGGCCTTAAGGAAACTAACGCTGACAAGAAGTTAGCATTAGATGAGATGACAGTAGGTGATTGGATGAATGAAATATTCAGCCGTATCAACCCTGTTAGCTTACTTAAGGGATTAGGAAGCTCAGTATATGTGTATACTTCACAGACTGGCTCTCCGTGTATGGCACACTCAGTACTTCACAACTATTTGACGAAAGCTGGATGGAGTGAAGAACAAGTTGCAGAAACTGTACGCGCTCTTATCAACGAGAATTTCCGTCTGAAACAGAAGGATAATAAAGAACTCACGCCAGAGTCAGATAAGGCTATTTCAGCCATTATCTCGAACTTAGGCGAGGAGTATATTGATAAGTTGTTTGCAGATTGGGGAATCAATCTCGAAGGAGTAGAAGAATCTAAGAAGAACCAGCTTGAGAATGATCGAAAGATTGCTCGAATGGTATTAGGTTCTATTAAGACTAACTTCTTCAGTAAAGATGAAAGCCCGACACCTGATGAACTTCGTCTGAAAGTTGGTCAGATTATCAATCTGTATCGTGACCCAGCTTCTCGTCTTGCTGCGTACTGCCAGTCATCAATAACTTCTCCAGTAGAGAAGGAATACCCAGAAAAGAAGGAAGAAAAACCCGCCGATGAAAAAAAAAATTAAGCATGTGGCGTAAGTTTTTACAATTCATAGGGTATAAAGACTAACCATTCTCTAAAATAGCATAATCAATATGAATTTTAGATTTATTACGGCTGTCGGCATGTTCATCGCCAGTTGCATAATTGGCTTTGGACTGCGACAGACAGTCACAGTAGTACAGGCAGCACCTGTAATTCCTTCACCTATAGAAATGCCAAAATTTCCTATAGTTAATAGTGAAGAGAGTAAGTCTGTCGATAAGATAGATGTCGAAGTAGACCTATCTACATTAGAAGTATCCGTGAAAGGAACAACAGACGCAATTGTGAATGTAAAGACTATTGGTGAACCAAAACCAATAGTTAAGTGGAGAACTAAAACAATAGAAAAAGAAGTAGCTTCTGGATATCCCTACATTAAATCTGTAGGTACTATGCCAGACAGTATTAAAGCTATTTCTCCATTATCTAAAGTAAATTCTCATGGTAAGTAATTTAGTTATACTAAAACAAATGATACGATTATCTCGTATCATTAAGGATATGAAAGAAGCAAGATGTAAACTTAGTTCTATCTTATCTCAATCTTCTTACTTTATAGTAGAAGGAGACCAGTCTGATATTATTAATAATCAGACTAAAGATAGTATAGCTAATTGCTTATATACTGAAAAGTACTTACGTTTGTCTGTAAGTAATGCTTGTAAATGTTTGGATGGATTTAACGCAAGTATCATGGAACCAGTTGATTACATCAGTAGTAGTGATGTAAAAAACAAATTCGTAGATATTTGTAAAGGTAAGAAGATTGTTGCAACAATCTGCCTAAGTACAGGTAAGATTACTATGTTAGAACCAGAACAGAATGAAAAAAATAGCTGAAGAGAAAAGCTCAGTGGAAAATAGTTGATGACAATAACTACTTAAAAAACCTATAATTATGTCATAGTTCGAGAGGAGTAAAACTATAGCGTAAATCACTCCAGGGAAGTCATGCGGTAAGATATAAAAGAATATCAGTCGCGCCCGTTAGGGAGCTGTAGTCATTTCTACTGGCCCGAAAAAGTACAGAATCCGAGAATATGTTAGCTGCTAAAACAGTGAGATCACTCAAAAGGTAGGATATTAGGCTAAAACGTCTGAAAAACGGATAGCAGGGGATCAGAGTGCTTAATCCTCATTAGGTATTGAGAACCGTATTGGTGAATACTAAAGACTCTTAATTACTGCAAACAGTACCGCTAATGCAGAGTTATAAATTAAAGCAAGGGGAACGAAATCCTCTATAATTACTCGTTTTAGATTATCAAAATCAGAATCAAATAGGAGTATAAACACGACGCTGAAACAGGAGCAATACGGTTCCTGACTTATTCCTTTGGAAAGAATAAGTAAAGCCGAGAGGCAAGGTTAGTTTCACCTAAAGAAAGCAGCCAACTCATGGAAAAAAAGAGATAGCATATAACGCGATCACCGGTCTCCAAAATCGGTCAACAAAAGTGCAACTATGCACCCAGAAAGGAAAAATAGCATTGCTAACTATAGTGTTCAGTACACATCAACTGTGATGCAATATGCAATTGTGGATATTGGAACTTGTACTTATGAAGGTAGTAAATTACTGATACTAATGTAAGGATAACCGTGTTATGGTACACACTATGTAAACTTGACTGATTATCGTGGAGCAGAAGCCAATTCTGTGCCTTATGGTAAATAGGGTCCTCGTGAAGGTGGATACGCAATGTTCCAAGGATGAAGTAGGAGTGATGTATATGAGATTGATACAGTCTTTCAAGTCTAAAGTGACTCACGTGCTTGGTCGTTCGTGTGAGTATAATTGAATGAGGAATGATTACGGAGCAACAGACTCGTCGAGCGGTTTGAGGGCGCTATAACCCTGATTCTAGATACAGTGACCTTTAGCAAGTCATATTATGTGGTAAAAATAAGACTAAGGTGATGCAGAGAAAACACCTATTAAAAAACGGCAGAGCTTATAAGTTTCAAGATATGTAAACTTCTTCTTAATATAATGCAGTTCACGCCAGAATTGTTGTTATTAATAGTCGTATTTAAAACTAAGGAGATACAGAAGACTATGCCATTAGGTTATGAGTATAAGATGTTATGCTGTATTTACTAATGTATCTACGCTGAATAAAGCCAGCTATGAATAAATGAGCTTTAATTGTTTAATCTTTAATAAAATGGGAAGTTCAATGGAACTGTAAACGCTGAGACTACCATTCGTAAGAGTAGTGTGAGTAGACAGGTCGCCACCCCGACTACCAACCGTTATCGCTGACATTGACACTTCGTAAAGTACTAATTGCAACTTAGTATGTATGAAGAACGCTGATTCAGATTTAAAGTAATAAATATAAGAGTATACTGTCTATATACTCAGGTTTCTCATGCAATAGCGGAGATAGTACCGGTATTTATGATGCTGATGAGAGGTGGAAATCCTCGTATTCGTGTAGTATAAATAAGAAATCCGAGAGGTCAAGTGGGTGTCTTGAAAAATTAGGCAGCTTGTAGTGTTTTAGTAACGTTTCTCGACAGAAACGACCCTCATTCGCTTAGAATGTTGTAATCCTTAATTACTCCTAGGCATACCAGTTGCTGATGAAAGAGTTCGATATATTATGCTTGTACAATACTTATGCAAGAGAACATGATATAAAGTAGGGTGATGGGTGCGGTAAGCATCGTATAAATTGAATCTTATCCGTTGGAGTACGATAAGCTCAAATTACCAAAGTATTATCAGAAGTAACTCTCAGAGTATTTCTCATAAATTATTTCAATTTATTTTCAAAGTAAGCTAAGTAGATTATGTGATTGACTTCACTACTAAAATTTTCAAAGCTTAGTAAAGCGGTATGATATAAGACGCATACTTTAGTATATAAATAATCGAAAGGTGGAGAGCATTAACAAAGTATTAATTAAAAATTAAGAGAGTTTCGTATTGGTGAAATCAAGCACGGACTCAGAAAGGAAACATTCTTATGGATAAAAATAATGCAGCATCTTCTATTGGTGCATTAGTAGGAACACAGAGCACTGCTGCTCAAGTTATGGCTCGTTATCGGGCAACTGCAAAAGAGTATGGACGGTTCTTTGGTGAACAAATCTATACTGTAGTAGCAACAAATCCTGACCTTAAATGGAAGGAAGATGTGCTCAACGACAAGAATACTTTACGGAAAGAAGTAAACGTATTCATTGTTAAGGCCATTGACATTTTGGATGTCAAGTTCATCGCTAAGGACTTAGACGGTGAACCAAAAATCATGTTGAATCCGGACGATAACGACCCGAATCTCGTATTCCCGTTAGTCAAGCCTGATTTCAGTAAGGCTGACCGGAAGAGCGTGGCTGAATGTATCGAACGTATTGGTAAGAAGAACAGTAAACCTATGTTCTTCGCAGCAGAGGAATTGCCTATGTTGAACGATATGTTGAAGATACATAACAAAGGTATCCTCAATTTCTACGAGGATTTGTCTCGCAAGTTCATTCGACTCAGTGAGACTGTACGTGACATGATGGATCAGTCTGATCGTATGCAATTGGAATATCAACGGCAGTGTGGTGTAGTTACTGATGAAACAGAGGTAACACTTCAGGTAAATCTTGAAGAAACTACTGAATAAGCAATACTATGAGCAGAATTTCTAAAGTAAGAATAGAGCTTCTGCGACTACTTATTTGCGTCGAGCCTACTATACTAGCTAAAGTTCAGAGTTGGGACGGAAGCACTAAAGTAACACCTAATGCAGTATCTGTAAGAGAGGATGGTCAGGTCTTCTTTTACTATGGCAAAGGGCCTTTATGGTGGCAACGGCTTTTAAATACTTATGAATCGGTAAGTCTTTTAGATGTAGCAATACGTATTGCAGATGCAATAACTGGTTCTGGAGGAACTAGAAACGATGTAGCTTTTGACGGTATTACGCAAGCATTACTGAAGGAAGCAATTAAAAACAAAGATCTCGATTGTGTTGTAGATATCTTATTTGATAGTATGAGGAATGCTTCGAGCGGAGAGCTGCACTCAAAGTATATCAATAAAGAAGCTATTGAAAAATTCGCAAAAGAGAAAGGTCTAACTGGCAAACTTGTTGTCTCTGACAACATATTCGGGTTTGCTGGTATTGAAATAAGACCAGGCGTAGTCGTACCAGTACGATTAGGCAAGGTTAAACAAGTATAGTATTTGAATTGGAATATTATAATAAAACAACATATTTTCACAGGGTGAATTGGCCCTGTTTAAATATAGTGCTGTAGTTCAACTGGATAGAACATCAACCTTCTAAGTTGAGAGTTGTGAGTTCGAGTCTCACCAGCACTACAACTAGTAGACGTAATTTGGTCAAGTATTAACTTTTAAAAAATCAACTTGAACATGAAATCAATTACATCTAAATATATTATTACACATCGTAAAGAACTTAGTAATGAAATTACTAAATATTGGAATATTATTAAGAACGAGAATATCATCCCTAAGGGTGCCACTCGTAATTTTGACTTAAAACAGTTACTTAATGAAATCCAAGCTAAGGCTGATGAACGTATCCTGTTGAAACTGTATTTACAGTGTATCAATATGGGTTACAAGAAGTTCTCAGAATTGCCTACAACAAATAACTATCTTGCTATATTTACTTTAAGTGAAAAGCAGGAACAGTTATTCCATTTGAGCAAAATTAAGACCCTAGACCCTAAGCTCAAGCGTTCAAAAGGAAAGAAAAATCTGAACACTACTGAAGAATTGACTTCAGATTATATTAATAGTTTGAAGAACAAACTTCAGTTAGAGATTAACAAACTTAACAAAGAAATTGAAGAGTTTAATAACAAGGCTGAATTAAGCCTTGAAGAAGCTCCTCTATCTATTGCGGCTTAAGAAAAATGTAAGACTAAAGATATTATTTTATATATTCATAACTATTGTAGAAAGGCTTAGGGGAGTAACTTCCCCTTCCCTTTCTTAGTATTAACCCTTTAAAATTATCAAAATTATGAAAAAGAATAAACAATATAGAGTAAAGAAACAGACAGTAAGAAATGCTAAACGATCAGCTAAAGCTAAAAAGCGTAATTATCCTAGAATAGTAATAAACGGAAAATATGTTAAGAAATATTGTCCAGCAGAAACTACTAGAGATTTCGAGATCGGTCCGTCTTTAGTTACAGAAGTAAAAGATGGGAAAACAGTAAATTGGAACTCCTGGAGTTCTAAGAATAAACAACAGCCTACTGAAATAGCAAAAAACGCTATGGAAGAGAATAAGGCTATCAAACAGTCTAAAAAAGAACTAATAAAAAATATTCTTATGAAAGCAGGCTATGATCCAACTATCCACTATACACGTAAAGAAAAGAAGAAATTTACTAGAATAGTAAAGAATTCTTTATTTGCTGAATCTCCTAAGCCAAAAGAACGTTCTAAGGCAGAATGGAAAGAGCTGTTTACTCAACAGAAGACTGCAAAAGAAGCCCGTATGGAGGCTTTAAAGTATAAACCTTTACCTATCAAAGCAGGTAAACAAAAAGGCTTTACAGCAGCTGAATTAGCTGTTAAAGAGAAGCCTAAAGAGCGAAAATTTAAGTATGTAATAAATCGTAGACGTAGTGACGACGATAAACGTACGTACGATTTTAAAACTGACTATTTTGTAGCTTCTACAAGAGAAGAGGCAAAGAAAAAAGCAGCTAAAGAAGCTAAACAGTATCGTAATGATTCCTCATTTGCTGGTATAACTGTACAAGACATTGAAGGAGACAATAATATAATTTATTATGACGGTAAATCATTATTAGCAGCATAATGGATAAAGTAACAGTAGAACATTCAAAAGAAGAACAATTAATCATCTATTTAAGAAAAGGTTTCTTTGAAAGTAATTCAAAATTTGAATATAGAGTGCAAAAAGCTCTGTTTTGGAGAGATAACGATTATTACACAGAGATTAGAGTTTATCCTAATAGCGTAGTTATAGTTCATACTTTAAAAAAAGAAATTGACATAAATAGAAACAAAATTGGTTTTAAATAAGTGGAAATTAGCAAAACAAAAAGAAGCAAGGCTTCGTTTGGAGAAATCTAAACGTCCCTTGAAATTCTTACAATTCTATGTAGGAAGAGATAAGAACAGAAAGCAACATGTAGGAGGTTGCAAAGGAAAAAATAGAGTAAGTGACCGTAGAGCTTACTATAGAAAATTTATAAAACCTGCTATTAATAAAATAGCAGCGTAATATCTATGGAATTCCGTATAGCTCAAGAAGAGGTTAGAGCCGCAGCAAAATGTAAGTCTGTGTGATTTGTGTCAGTTCGAGTCTGACTACGGAATCTAACTAAATATTATTAATATGATTATACGTGACAAAAAGGTCTATGTATATGATATTGAGGTATTTCAGAATATTTTTCATTGTTCTGTTAAAAATACAGAAACAGGAGAAATATATAAATTTGAAATCTCTGAAAGAAAGAATCAGCTAAGAGAATTAGTTAAATTCTTTAAACAAGTCAATACTTATATAAAATGGGGAGACTTTTATGGAACAGAACTAGTAATAAACTCAGATATTATCTTTTGTGGATATAATAATCTACATTATGATAATCCTATAATAAATTATATTATAGAGTATGAAGATAAACTTATGAGCTATAATGTAGCTACTATATGTAATTCTATCTTCAATCTAAGTAAAACTATTACTACTTCTACTGAGGATAATATAGATGCCTGGAAACATTGGAAATATCAAATATGGTTTGATACTTTTGATATTCTTACTATGCTATATTCTAATAAACTTAGAGTAGGTTTGAAAGAAATTCAGGTAACTATGCAATATCCTAATGTACAAGAATTTGTATGTGATTGGAGTAAGCCTCTTCCATTAGAAGATTTTGACGAAATGATAGACTATAATATAAATGATATTGAGTCTACTACAGAGCTTTTAAATAGATGTAAAACAGCTATTGATTTACGTATAGCTATTGAAGATGAATATGGAGTAAAAGTACTTAGCAAAGATGGTGTAAACATTGGAATGAAGATTTTAACTCAAAAATATCTCGAGAAAACAGGTTTAACCTGGTGGGATATTAAAGATTTAAGATCTCCAATGGATTATATTCCTTTAAAAGATGTAATACTACCATTTGTAAAATTTGATAGTCCAATACTAAAGAATGTACTTGATGATATGAAACATCAAGTAGTATCTCCAGGTAGAAAAGGCTATGAAAATAACTTCATATTTGATAATCTACGTTATACTGTAGGAGTAGGGGGAATTCATTCTAAGAATGATCCTGAAATCATTATTCCTAAAGAAGATGAATTACTTATAGACTGTGATGTAACGTCACTATATCCGAGTATGCTAATAGAATATAAATTTTATCCTAAACACTTAGGACCTGAATTTCTAGAAGTGTACAAGCAAATTAAAGAAGAACGAGTAGAAGCTAAACACAACGGTAATAAAGTTAAAAATGAAACTTTGAAGCTTGCCTTAAACGGTTTAAAATGTAAAATATTTACTGTATTTAAAACTAATTTAAGTTTATTACGTTTTTAATAAAAATTTTCATTTATGAATATAACGATAAATAGACTTAATGACATTACAACTACTGGAATTTATAAAATTACAAATATAAAAAACGATAAATTCTATATAGGAAGTACTTCCGAAAGTTTTTTAAAAAGATGGAATCATCACATAAATTCTTTAAGAAGAGGTACTCATAAAAACATGCATTTACAAAATGCATTTAATAAATACGGTGAAGAATCCTTTAGATTTGAAATTTTGGAAACTTGTAGTAAAGATCTATGCCTCATTAGAGAACAAATATATCTAAACACCTGTACTAAAGAGAATAGCTATAACATAAATCCTATAGCTACATCGTTATGTAATACAGAAGAAACAATAAATAAACAAATAGAAAGCAAAAAGCAATTTTATAAAGAATGTTTGGAATGGTATAACAAATATAAAAAACAATTAATTGTTTTTAAAGATATACCTGATAAATATAAAGTGAGAATTAAATCATACATAGAAGCAATTCCTTGGAATAAAGGAAAACATTATGAATCTACAGATCATTTAAAAGTAAAGCATAGACTTTCTGATAGAAGTAAATGTAAAAATACAATAAGAAATAAAAGTCTAAATGTATTTGTATATGATTCTGATATGAATTTTATAGATGTTTTTAGATCTTCTAAAGATTTAGAAGAGTTATCTGTCACTTTAAATCTACCAATAAAATCAAGATTTTCTACACAAAGAATGGGAAAACCTATTTGTTTTTTATCTTCTTGTAATATAAATAAAGCAATAAAAAATAAAACTCAATATAAAGGATTATATTTTTTAAATAAGCCCTTACATCCAGGGATGGATGATAAGAATGAACCAAAATCGGTAGAAGTCTGGAATGATAATACCGAGGTAAACTAATAACTGTTAGTCACTGTACAGCATAGAAATTGAGCGTTATAGTAGCAAAAATATTTCCAAGAGTGGTTCACATCTAGAACAGATGAAAATATATGCGGATCTTATATTAATAATAAGTATAAGAAGTTAAGATAAAAAGCTTAACGATAACAACAATGTTATCAGGCAACTTACAAAATGAACATAATTTCTGTTACAGCCCTGAGGCTGTTATGAAAATTAGAATCAATGGTCAACTTTTACTTTTAATGTTAGCTGAAAAATTAGTCCAAATAGGATGTAGAATAGTACAAGCTAATACTGATGGACTTTTCTTAATTTGTAAAAAAGATAACTATAGTAATTACAACAAGGTTTGTCGAGAATGGGAACAACTTACTAGACTTACTCTAGAAGAGGACCGTTTTGAAGCTATGTATCAATATGCAATTAATGATTATATTGCAGTTAAAGAAGGATATAGTAAGACTAAGAATCCTAATTTAATTAAAACAAAAGGAATGTTTATTACTGAAGTATTATTAGGCAAAGGTTTATCTGCAAAGATAATACCTGAAGCTATAATTAAATACTTTGTAGACAAAGTACCAGTTGAAGAGACTATAAAAGGATGTACAGATATACGTAAATTCTTAATGTCTGAAAAGACTGGTAAACAATGGCATGTTGAATACATGAATAAAGAGCAACAAAGAACTAATCGTTTCTATGCATCTACTAATGGTGGATACTTATGGAAATGGAAAGATACTGGGCACAAAGAAGGTGAAATTATAACATACACTGAGCCATATGTAGGAGAACATAAATATAAGGCTTCTGCAAGACAGTATCAGAATATGCTAACGGCATCTGGTGTTACTCTTTTAAATAAATTTGATGATAAACCAATTGAAGAACGAAAGATTAATTATAGGTATTATATATATGAAGCCTATAAGATAATCAGAGAATTAAAACCATTACAATTGAGCCTATGGGATTAACAAAGGCTACCAAATAAATTTCAAAGAACTATATGCTCATATAATATATGAGAATATGATTTTAGAAATAGACACTTCTATCTTAGATAGAATACCAAACATATCTATTAATCAATTAGTATTCCTAACACTTGTATTGAGTGATATCAAAGTAATCAATCAAGACATTCAGAAACTTCTCAGCCTAGTTAATGAAGAAGAAATACAAGAGTTAGCTAATCAAGGTTTAATTAGTATTAATAATAGTACTGATAACCAAGTCATAAGTAAGACATCAAAACTAGATGAACTTCTTAAAGAAGATAAAACTATGTTTGATACTTTTTATGACCAATTTCCAGTTTACGTTATACGCCCTGATGGAACTAAAGGTTTCTTAAGAGCTAATGTAAACAAATGTAGAAAGGAGTATAACCGCATCGTAGGTAAATCTAAAGCAATGCATGAACACATTATGGATTGTCTAAGATATGAAATAGATGATAAAATGCGTACAGGCAAGATGGGTTATATGAAAACTATGTGGAAATGGCTCACTCAACATGAGTGGGAAACCTTTGAGGAACAAATGAAATTAGATGATTATCAACCTAATACTTATAATTATGGAACAGATGTCATCTAAAACACTATCATTTCGTCATATATCTACTGTAACAAATGAAGCAGTAGAATATATTCGTAAAAGAAAGAACCACGAAATTCAATCTTTAAGAACAAGATGGAATAAGTTTAATAAATCCTGTATGGGAGGAATTGAACCAAATACGATATATACTATAGTAGGTATATCTGGTAGTGGTAAATCTTCATTTGTGAATACACTTGAAACTGATTTAATAGATTTAAATTCTAATCAGGATGTTATAGTACTTAATTTTTCATTTGAAATGTTAAGTTCTAGGCAAGTAGGTAGAAAAATAAGCAGTAAGTTAAGGCAAACTACTGCTGAGCTATATAGTACTAATAATGAATTAACAGATGATTTATTAGATAGAGTTGAACAAACTTCTCAACAAATAAAGTCGTATCCTATATATTATGTAGATACTCCTGGTACTGTTGAAGATATAGCTTCTACTATTAATTACTTCTATGAAACTAAAGCTAAAGACAAGAAATTTGTGATTATACTTGATCATACTCTTCTTGTTGAAGGTCAAAATCGTGAAAGTGCCTTGCAAGTTATTTCCGAATTACAGAAACTGTTTATTAAGGTAAAGAAATTACCTAATACTACTATAATTCAGTTATCACAGATGAATCGGAATATAGAAAATCCTGAAAGAATTAATAACCCTTCTATGCATTATCCAATGCGTAGTGACATCTCCTCTGCTGATACTATATTTCATGCGTCTGATTATGTCATATGTATTCACAGACCAGAATTACTCAATATACAACAGTATGGACCAAATCGTTTACTAGTAAAAAACAAAGTCTACCTACATATTCTTAAAAATAGAGATGCAGGAGAGTGTACAATATTAGAGTTTGATAATGATTTGAAATACAATAATTTAATTGAGACTATACGAGAAGAAGAACCAGCAAGGAAGATTTCGTTTAGTAATAACAATTAAAAAAGGCTGAAAATTATGAAAACATATACTTTTAAGTTACCGAAAAACAACAATAGTGCAGATATCTATAAAGAAAAGTTGATGAAACGAGTTATTAATGCTTATCCCTGGTTGACAGTAGAAAGCAACTACGACTATCCTAAATGTGATTTTGGTGTAGAATACGCTGGAGCTGGTGACTATATTACTCTAGGCTTAAGTAAGACTCATAATATTGGCTGGATGCCAGAAGAATGTGCAAACTGTCCGTTTAAGTGTTTTGCTGACGGTAGTATTAACTTTGATTTGGAGAAAGAGTTCTTCAGTGCAATGAATGCACTTGATATCTATGCAAAGAAGAATTATCCGTTTAAGAAGGATTATGACTTTGAAGATGAATTCGGTACACCGATTAAGATTTTCGATAATTTCGTACAGATTGGTTATGAAATTATTCCGATTGCAACTGGTTCGTTGAACCACTTGAAATCAAAAACTAAAAAGACTATCATTGACATCACGATTAAGATTAAGAATCGTGGTTTATTTTAAAAAATATTAAAATTTGTCCGTATTATCAGTGATTACCAAAAACTTTCAATAAGGATACAAAAATAAAGCTTTTTTATGATTGTATTACCAAAAGAGAAAGTAAAAGCTAAAGTAGAAAATCCAAGATTTTTAATAATTTTTGGCAAGCCTAAGGCTGGTAAGACTACTTTAGCTTCCAAACTAGATAATAACTTAATTGTTGACTTAGAAGGAGGATCTGAATTCCTTGAAGCATTAGCAGTACAAGCTAGGTCTGTAAAAGATTTAGGAGATATTGCAAATGCCATTAGAGAAGAAATTAAGTCAATGGGAAAGAAACCGTATAAGTATATTACTCTCGATAATGCATCTCGACTCGAGGAAATATGTCTAAGCTATGCAGCTACATTGTATCGTCAGACACCTATGGGAAAGAACTACTCAGGTAATGACGTTAGAACCTTACCTAATGGTTCTGGATATATGTATTTACAGCAAGCTGTAAGAAAAGTTATAGACATGTTTAGAGATCTTTGCGATAACTTCATCTTAATTGGTCATCTTAAGGATAAGATGATTAATAAAGAAGGTGAAGAATTATCTGAGATGTCTCTAGATTTAGTTGGTAAACTTGCTAATATTGTATGTGGCGAAGCTGATGCAGTAGGCTATGTATATAGAAAGAAAAATGAAACTCATATTTCTTTTGAAGGAGGAGATAACTCTGTAAGAGAAGCAAGAGCACCACATCTGAGAGGTAAGAATATTGTTATTGCAGAAAGCGATGAAAATAACAATATTAAAGTTTATTGGGACAAAATATATTTACCAGAATAACTTTAACAGTATTTTATATCAGTTTAAAGAATTAGAATTATGATTTATAGTACAGAATTAGCAAACCAGATACAAGAGAGTAAAAATAAGTACTTAGAAGCAGGTATTCACGAAAATGTGAAATTTGTTAGTGCTAGAGTTGATAAATCCATTAATGGAAACATCTTTATTGAATTTAAGTTTGAGAAAGATGAACAGACCATGACTCATACTGAATGGGAATCTACTAAGAAACCTAATGAGTCCGAAGAGGATTATCAAGCTAGAGCTACTAGACAAGTAAAGCGTATTCTACAGATTTTAGGATGTTTCTATCCTAAAGAAGTACTTGTTTTCGCAGGTTCTTCATTTAATGAATTTGCAAATTGGGTTGTTAATTTGCTAAACGCGGCAAATAAAGATATTTTACTTAAAGTAAAGATAGTTTATAATAATAAAGGCTATACTACTTTGCCTAACTACTGTAAGTTTACTTTTATTGAACCGATGAATTTACCTGAGGGACAGAAGAGTAAAATTACTGAGTTGAACATTGACTTATTTGTTCGACCTGTAGTAGCAGACAAAGAAAATAAGGAAGAGAATCCGTTAGATATGATTTCTACAGATACTCAGGAATCAGGTAACGATTCGCCTTTCTAATTTAGTCTTTAAATAATTGCCTACGCTAGGCATAATATAGCGATACGTGAGTAGCATGCCGCTATGTGAGTCTTTAGACAAAATAATAGATTTGGAATAGCATGCACTCACGTTTTAAAGGAGTATTAGTTTAATGGTAAAATGCAGTTCGATTCTGCAATACTCCACAAATTAAAATCTATATCATATGCTATACGACACTACAAATATAAAAGATGAAGTGAATATTACTCTAGATTATATATTATCTAAAGTAACAGAATATGATATATATGCAGCATATATTGGTAATTTTAAAGTAGGCATGATTTATAACAGTCCATTCAGAAAGGATAAAAATCCATCATTTGGATGCTTCTATAGTAGAACTACTAAACAATTAATGTTTAAAGATCATGGTACAGGTGATTGCGGTAATGTAATTAAGTTTGTTTCATTACTTACCGGTTTAACTAATTATTCTGATATACTTAATAATATAGTTAATAAGCTTAAAATTACTAATAATACGCAACTCGTTAGCTCTAAGCAATACATACCGTCAACAGAGACAGTAATTGGTGTAGTAAGGCAAGACTTTACTTTAACAGACATCAATTACTGGTCTCAGTTTAATATTAGTATTAATACTTTAAAGAAATTTGGAGTAAATAGTATTAAATATTACTTGTGTAATGGTATTGTAAAGGGCATTTACAAGGATACGAATCCTATGTATGCTTATAAGGTATATAATCATTTTAAGATATATAGACCTTTGGCAGATAAATATACAAAGTGGCGTAATAACCTGACAGAGAATGATATTCAGGGGTTTAAACAGTTACCTAAAACTGGAGATATACTCATAATAACAAAGAGTATGAAAGACGTCATGTGTTTATACGAAATGGGGATATCAGCAATATCTCCTTCTTCAGAGTCAACTTTTATACCTAATAAGGTATTAGAACAACTTAAGAAGCGTTTTAAGCGTATTATTATATTGTTCGATAGGGATGAAGCTGGCGTAAAATATCTTCGTAAAATGAGCCTTAAAACAGGCTTAGAAGGGCTTTTAATCCACAAAAAGTTCAAAGCGAAGGATGTATCAGATGCTATTAAAGCAAATAATTTTGAAACTATTAAGAAATGGCTTTATGAAAACATTAAAAAATAAATTAAAAACATTTTGGAAAGATTTTAGAGAAGTTATAGCTAATCTAATTTGCATCCCATTCCTATTAACTACTATTGTAGTAGTGATGCTTACTGTAGGTGTGTGTAAACTAACAGATACAATACTACAAATAGATAGAGATGTTATAAAAATATTTGAAGAATGTATTTATGGAGCAGAAGAAGAAATAGGGAAAAGTAAAGAATGCAACTCCTAATATATATGATGAAATAAAGTTTAGAAGTAAGCTTGAAACATATACATATAAAAAGCTGAAAGAAGCTAAAATCAGTGCTGAATATGAACAGCATAGATATGAACTTCTTCCAGCTTTTACTTTTGGAGGAAAGAAATATAGATCAATGACTTATTTACCTGATTTTGTAGGAGATAAGTTCATTATTGAATGTAAAGGGTATCCTAATGAGGCATGGCCTTTACGTGAAAAACTATTTAACTACTACTTGTATAGATTTGAACCTAATATAAAGTTCTATATAGTACATAATCAAAAACAAGTAGATGAGTTAATAAAACATTTAAAAGAATGTTAATTTTTTGTGCAGTATTAATATATAAATTAACAGCAAGTTTGCATTATGAAAATATGTGCAATTAGTGATTTGCATGGTATATTGCCTTCTATACCAGAATGTGACGTATTATGTATTGCTGGTGATGTAGTAGACCTAATTGTTCAAAGAAGTTCTGATGAATCAGATGCATGGTGGAGTACTGCTTTTATTACATGGGCTAATAAGTTATCATGTAAAAAGATATTTGTAGTACCAGGAAATCATGATATATACATTGAACAATTATATAATGGATTAATAAAAGATACTACTTTACAGGAGTTTAAGGATAAAATATCTTTACTTACTAATGATAAGGTAGTATTTCTTATTGATAAATTATATGAATATGAAGGAGTAAAATTTTATGGAACTCCATGGATAGCTCCTATACACTGGCAAACATGGGCATTTGAGGATACTCAACATGAATATGATGAGTATACATGCCCATATGAAAAGATACCTAATTGTGATATACTTATTACTCATGAGAACCCGAATTATAATGAAAAGCTTGAAAATTACTGTTTTGGTAAGTATAAGCATCATTTCTTTGGGCATTGGCATAATGGTATATCATACGGTCATCTTAATCAACATAACTGTAGTATATTAACTGACAGTTATATGATAAGAGAGAGACTTAAAATAGTAACTATTGTTTTTGATTTAGAGAAAAAATCAGATAAATCTAGAGAAGATTTACTTTTTAATCTCTTAGTTGAAACAATTAAACATAAAACTGAAGAAGAAAACGAAGAAGAACAATGATAATTGATAAACCGTATTATGAAGATAACACGAGAATATCAAATTCTTCTATAGGTTGGTTTCTAAAAAAAGGTCCTTTATACTTCCGTAATATGCTCGATGGTAAGGAAGAAGGATTAAAGTTACCGCAGTTAGAAAAAGGTACTATGATACATGAGTATATACTCCAACCAGATGAATTCTGGAATGATTATGCAATACTCGAATATGAAGTACCTAAAGTAAAACAGCAAAAAGATTTCTGTGATTGGTATTCTATATTTAAAGATACTAATCCATTAGAAGATAATGATAAATTATTATTAGATTCTTATAACAAGGCTTATAGTAATAAATTATCTGAAGATGCTAAGTTATCTATTGCTAAAGATTTTGCATTAAGATATGATGAATATATTAAGTCAAAGTCTTTGAAAAATAATAAAAAAGCAATTTCGTTTGCAGATCTTAATATGTTAAAGACAATTAAGTCTAACATTGAAAAGCATAAGAAAGCAAATGAATTACTAACAGACACTCCAGGAGTAGAATCTCATAATGAGTTTCATATTAACTGGACATTTCCCATTAAGACAGATAGTCTTAAAATGGATGAAAATAAGACCTGGTATGCACCTTGTAAGTCATTACTTGATAGATGCATATTTGATCATGTCAATAAGAAAATTATTCTAATTGACTTAAAAACAACATCAGATGTCTATAACTTTAAACATTCTGTAGAAGAATTTGATTATTATAGACAGATTGCTTACTATTTGTTAGCTATTACATGGTATATGAAAGATCAAGATATTGATATTTCAGATTATGATTGTGAAGCATACATTATAGCTATACAGACAAATGGTAATTATGAAGTAAGAGTATTTAACATGTTTAATGAAACAGAGTTAGACTCTCGTAAAGATACTATTATCAGTGCATTATCAGAACTTTCATATCATTACCAGACTAATAATTGGGAGCATACTCGCAGTTATTACGAAGGAAATGGTACTGAAGAACTTGAATGATGTTAGTATATATATAGTTCCATTATTAGATGATAATCTTACATGGAATGATTTAACTGTAGAAAGCGGTTATATAAATGCATATACTACAGATAAGAACAGACCTTTTTTAGAAGAAAAGGTCTTTCTTGTATACGATAGTAGCATAAATACTAAAGAATCTATAGAACGGTTTAGAAAGTTTAAGAAATTAGATTCTTTATATAATACTAGATATATTACTATAAATAATAAGCATTATACTATTTATTGTTTAAGTAATCCTAAGTATAAAAAAGATATACATAATCTTCAATCAACTGGTAAAACTTATAATGTAAGTGCAGCATTAGAAATAAATAGATTTTGGGCAAACGTGCCTGTTCCAGAATTAGCACAGAGGTTATTTCTAAATACATATAGATTTGGTGAGTCTATAAATGCTGAATTGCCAGAAGAAGATTATTATAGTTATGAAGAGCGTGATGAACTCTCATAACAAAATAGGCTGAGTAAATTAATACTCAGCCTTTCTTTTTTACAGTTAATCTAGCGAATTGATAATTTAGATAGAAACTTTTTAGAAGTTCATTAACTAATTCTATAAATAGTTCCTTTTTGCTTTTGGATCTGTTGCTTCTATTATGCTCTTAAATGGAGTAACCTTAATTATATTTTTAAGTATAACTGGCATCCCTTTATAAGGGCCTCTGTCTATTATAGTAAAAGGAGTTCTATCACCTACATATGAAGCAGGATTAAATAGGTTAATAAAACTAGAAGCATTGTCAAACCAATTGAAAGCTGCTGTAGGAGACTTAATTAATGAAATAAATTCAAATGGATTATACATAGTTCTAAATTCAAATGCTGAACGCATTGCTAAGTAAGTAATAGACTAAGTTAACCATGTATCGTACTCATCATCTCCATCTACTATAGTAGCCATAGCAAGAGCTACAGTAGTAGAAGCTGCGATGAGTACTAATTCATTTAGAACTCTTCTAACAGCATACTATTCATAATCTTTTAAGTTATTATAGTCTGCTAATAATTGTGTAATAGCAAAATGTCTCTATCCTATAACATTTTTTAAGAATTTACTAGTAGACCTATAATATCCTTCTTCTTCTACTCCTAAATCAAGATTAAACTATTTTTTCTTAAATCTATCATGCAGCGCAGATATCATAAAGTTACGATGTAATACAATATAAGAAGCTATAGAGTTAGCATGTACTGCTGCTTTATCTGTTTCTCGTAAAGTACCATCAATTCTCTAAGTAAGTATATTAATTCTATTTCTTACCTCATTCTATAGCTTATCATTAACATACTGTTTATACTTATCCTATATCTTTATATTACCTTCTTTATCTTCTACAAATACATCATATAAAGTTACAGGCAATTGCTCAAATTTAGTACTATTAGAATTAAATTTATTAATATACTACTGTTTAGTCATAAAACCTTCTCCATCTACAAATCTATAACTGTGATATGTACTAATAACTGTATGACTCTTAACAGTATAATCAGACTAAGTATAACCTGCAAACCAGAAGTTTTGATTTATAGCTCTTAATACCTGACTCTAGTCTAGTCTATCAAATATTTCTTTGTTATCCTTTACTACTTGATTTAGTTGTAACAAATAAGACAATTTACATTTAGGTACTGGATTACCAATATTAGCCATCATATCTGGTAACTGTCTAGCAAATTCATTAGAAGCAAATTTAAGGTCATTGGTATCAAATAATCTGCCCATTTTAGCTTCTAAAGTAGTATAGGTAGCATCAGTAAAGAAAGAAATACAAATAGACCACAAGTTACCTGATAGGTTTACTTTAGTAACGAATCCTCGTATTATATCCAATGTTTTACCTATATTTATCTCTTTATCTAATATATTTACTGTAATAGGAGTTTTATTTCTACCATACATTATTCTATCAACTAATAGCTAAGCTTGTTTATATACATTAGCTGAACCTGCTGTTTTTAGTTCTTTCTTAGTTCTAATTTGAATATTCTTTAGAAGATTGAGTAATAATTCAACATCATCCTATTGTTCTACCATATTATTATAATTAGCAGCCATATTATAATAAGCTATTACAGATGCGACAGCGTCTGTTGATATTTCATTGGTATCTTCTAGCATATTTATAAATCTTGTAGGTATTACTTTAATAGGATCGCCATTAGGCATGGTAGTAAAATCATCTACATAATCAGTATCATCTACTCTAGTAACAGCTACATCATCAAATATGTATTTCAAAGCATTTAGTACGCTATCTTTTCTACCTAATACTTGCATAAATCTTGCAGGTATTTGAGGCATTCTACCATCGTCACCAAATGTTAAGAATGATATATACCTATTAGCCTTATTGATGGTATCAGATAAATCGTCATATAATTTCTTTAATTCAGGTTTATCTACTATTTCTTTATATGCTTTACTATTGTCATAATATTTCTTATTAGGCTATACAGTAGGACCAGCTGGATCCCAGTCCTTATTAAACCAATCTGATTGCCTATCTATAGTAGAGTATCTACTTATTGGCGCATACTCTGTATACTTTTCTAATAACTCATCTTTTGGTTTTAATTCTGTATAATATGAAGCTGGATGCATACGACCTCTACCGTCTTCATAATGATTATTATTAAACCAATCGTTATAAGCTTCTGTACCAGCTTCTCTAGCATTCTAGCTATCTTTATAGTACTGTTCTGTTGGAACTACTTCCGCTATATCACTAAATTTCTTATCCGTGTCAATCTATTCTGTCCAAGTATATAAATTAGCTATATCCTAATCTAATTTCAATAGTTCCCTTTTTTCAGAATCTGACATTAAATTAGAATCTATCTTACCAGTACGAGGATCTTTAAATAGCTATTGGAATTCTCTACGTTTCTTTATAGCTTCTTTGTATTCTTCGGATTGTTCTACTTTACCTAAACTATCTAATTCATCGTAGAATTCCTAAGTGTACTATTTCTTTAAATTTCTAGATTCCCATAATTGTAGTTGAGTAGATCCTTCACCATACTTAGCTACTACTTTTGCTCTATCTCTATTATAGCTTTCTTTATCTGTTTTATACTTTACATGCTATTGAACTATTTCATTAAAGGAATGCAACTCATTAGCTATGATTAAATCATCCCCTGTTTTTATACTACCATCTAGATTATATCTATTAGATAGTAGAGCTTTTTGTCTACGTAAACTAATTAATGAATTATATTCAGATTCTGATAATAAGTTATCATATTCTACTCCATCTACTGTAATAGGATCTACTATAGTATTAATATAGTTATTAATCTCATTTATAGCATCCCTAGTTTTCATAGAAAGCATTTTATTTCTAGTTGAATAATACTCTGGCTTATACTTTCTATTAGCTCTATCAGAGTAGAATTTATTAACTCCATCAAACCATTTTCTTTGAATATCTTCATCATCAGGCATTATGTATTGGTCGTGCTCATCTTTTTGTATTCCTAGTTTACTAGATAAATTGTTTAGATATTCCTTCTAATCTCTTTTGAATTGCCCTTTATTGATAGGAGTAACCTTTAATCCAGTATATGTGCCGTCGTCATACTTCTCATATAGTAATTTTTGAACGTCATTACCGTATTTCTCTTTTACTTTATTCAGCTACTTAACTAATTCAGTACCTACCTACAATGTTTCTCTATCTGTCTTATTAATAGTATTCTATAGCATATTAGCTATAGTCTATAGTACCATATTATCGCTATTAGTAGCCATACCAAACCAATTCATAAATATATTAGTATCATGTTTAGGATCGTCTAACCATGCTAATACTTTATCTATATAATCTTGCGGTACAGCTCTAGATTGTAGGTATTCTTGTAAAAATTGGTAACCTTTTTCTTTAAGTACATTAGTAAATCTATTGTTTACTATAGTTAATTGCTAAGCTATATTCGCAATATTCTACTTTATTGTTGGGTACTCTGGTAATTCTTTGAATATGTCAGTAGTATCTACTGCGTATTGGATCTAATCAATAAGAGGTTTATAGAATCCTAAATAGTCATTAGATAACTGTCTAATTTGTTTAGCATTAATATCACCTATTGATTTAGATAAGAATTTAATGCTATCTTCTATAGTATCACTTACATGCTGTACAAATTGTAGTATACCTTGTTCAGTTTCAGATTTAGATAATTGTGATATAATAGTAGATATTTGGTTCCATACTTTAGGATTTTTTACATTGTAATGTTTAATGGCATTTAATCTATCTTTTAATCCTTTCTATATCTTGTCATATAGTTTGTCTATCTATTTCTGTTGATTATTATCTAATTTGCTAAATGTTTCACCACCATATTCCTCATCAAAATGATCAATTGAATGTATACTTATTTCTCCTTGATTAACTTTATCAAGTAAAGACATAGCATAATCTTGCAAATTAGATATATCTTCGGGTAATTTAGAATAAACAATGAATTTTTTGCCAGTGATTATCCTATTTATTATACCTTTTATAAATATCCACAGTCTCTAGAACTTACTTTTGTCAGTTAATTTTAAATGAGCACGAAACGCTGTGTTTGATAGTACTTCATTTAAAAACTCATCACTCTACTAATCTTTACCTAAACCATATAACACACTCCCTATTTTCTTTCTATATTCAATTTGTAATTCGTCAAGTAAATTTTTAAATTGCTCATTAGTTTCATATTCTTTACGCAAGTAAATATGTAACATTTCATGAGCAACATCTTCGGCGTTTAACTATACCGATGAAGAATTAATTACATCTGAATACAAATATAAGGCAGCTCCAGCTTCGGCTCTAACTCCTTTTTTGTGACCTTTATATATTACAAATGGTCTGTTGACTTTATTTAATTTCTTAAGAAGTTCTTTAGTTTGAGATTTTACTTCATCGTGATTAATAAAGAAGTTTACTACATCTACAGTATCTGCAAATTCTCCTAACTATTCCAATAAAGTATTAGAAGAACCCTATTTAACTTCATTTCTTTTATTGTAAGCTTCAATTAACAGCTCACCATTTTCATCTACTTGTTTAGATAATTCATCTGATAATTGTGTTTTAAAAGCTTCTGTAAAGGTTTCAGCCTTTGCTAGAATAGCTTGTTCACGATTATTATCAAACTAGCTTAAAAGGTCTGAAAATAGTTTAGAATCCTCTCCGTTAGGAGCTTTATCTAATCCACTACCTTTATTCTAATCCCAAAGGTAGTAGGCTTTATTTTCGCCTACTACCTCTACTAACTCCTTCCATTCGGGAAGATTTTTATTTGGACAATATTTATTCATATTATAAATTACATATAAATTTGTTAATCAAACCTTCCACTTCTTCTGGAGTAGTTGGATTTTCTTTACGTAACAATTGAGTAAATTCTTCCATTTTATCATCTATACTAGATGCTAAATCTGTATTATCTTTGCTTAATTCGGTCAGGTATTCCTTCATCTTATACAAAAGATCAGCCTCTAACTAAAGAAGATTTTTAGAGTCTTCTTTACTTTCTTCAGCTTCGCTAAGTACTACACCTTGTTCATTATCATCTTTATCATCCTGATCCCATTCAAATTTCATATCCTATTGCTCTTTAGCATAATTCATATTCTAATATGGAGGAAGATCTGTAATCAAATGAATATCAGAATTCTACCAGTTAGGTTTGCTATAATCATCTGCCATATCAGCTAATGCTTCCTGATTTTGTAAAGCTTCAGTGTAATCCCATACACTTTCTTTATTAAAATCAAATTGAGATTCTTTACCGTATTCTACTACAGTATGTCCTCTGTATTTGTATCCTTTCTTAGATACTAATCCATAGATAGGTATATAATTTAAACGTCTGGTTTCTGGATCAGCTGCTTGTTTATAACCTATAAGAGAGTATACATGATAATTAGCTGGAGTACGCCCTAAGCCATCATTTATCTTAATATACGGGTAGAATATAGGGAATTTACCTTCTATTAGTTTACCTTTATCATTAACATAAGTCATTGATAACCAATTACTAGGTCTAATAGCAGGTCTATCTGTTTTATCCTACCTTTCTCCTAATATGATATTAGGAACTACAGACTAATCATTTAACGATATAGAGTATAATTTGACTCCTTTATTGTTATACAGATCTACTGGTCTTACTAGCTTATCATTTTGCCAGTTATTTAAGAATAAGTCATCTCTTACTATAGATTGATCAACTCCATTAGATAATTCATCTAATTTAGTCTATATATAGTCAGTATAACCCATTGACATTTTATAACTATTCGGAACATATTGGAAGAATGAGTTCATAGTAGGATTATCTCCTGAAGTAAGGAATGCATATACTACTAAATCTTTAAATAATTGACTTACTCTAGGTTCTGGGTCATCTATTAATTCTCTCCAATAGTTTATCAAGTTATTAGCTTGTGATTGATCGGCATCAAGTAAAGATGAAGTATCAATGAAATCTAAACCATTATAATCTATATTAGGTATTAAATAGTTTATAAAGTCATTGTTTATAGTACCATCATTATTTAAAAATCTACTTAGTTTGGAATTGCCTTTTAGTATTTCATACTTAAAGTTATTAATACGTTTTGCCATTGACATTTTTCCAGTAAACATACTGTGAATATCAATACCATTTTGGTATATAAACTGGTTAAAAAACCCGCTCTTAATTTGAGCTTCCATTCCTGAAATAAGAGCATTAAGTAGTTTAGAATCAGCATTATTCTTTCTACCAAGTAATGATAACATTATGTCTTTCTTACTTAAGAAAGTATCAGTGTTTCTAAGTAATAAGTTCTTGAATATAGAAGTACCAAACGGAATACTGTTTTCTGTCTTTTTAGCAATAAAAGTTTCATTATAGAAACGTTCAATTTCACCATCTGCAAAATTAGCATCCTCTGTCATTGCCCACATACCATTATAGTATGTTTGTTGTTCAGCAAATGTCTTACCAGTTTTCTTAGTATCTACTTTAGAATACTTAACCAAATTAGCCAATGAATCAGCATATGGTTTTAATGCTTTCCAAGCATAATATATACGAACCTATTCTTCGTTAAAGTTACTTATTTCTTCTTTATTTAGCTTGAGTAACTCTCTTGTTCTAGATGTATATTCACCATTTTCTTTCTGATATGTGCTAAATAAGTCTTGATATTCGTTAGCTTTTGAATTTTCATTGCCATTTATAAATTCATATTTTTTCCTATATTTCTTAGTAGGATCATATTTATCAAGTACTGATTCAATTGCTTCATTTTCCAACTGAGTAGGAGTCTTAGTTCTATCTATACCATACTTACCTTTAGTCTTTATTACAGCTTCTGCCATTTCTTTAAGAATGGGTTGAGCAACAAAGTAGAATGTCTGCTTACCTTTACCAGTACGTAACAAGAAAGAAACCATATTGTATGTCCATGAATTAACATTCAATCTTACAATATAAGGGTCTTTAGCAATATCTACGAAACCATTGATCATAGCTGATAACCAGTCAAGTATTCTACCACCTTTCTTCATGCCTGCCACTGGAGTATCGTATATACCACCTATATTCCATATATTTAGAGTATTGGTGAACGCATCTCTAACCATGCTAAGTTTAGTAAGCTAAGTAAGAATGTGATGAGCATTATTCAAGGCAAAAGGTCCAATACCAGCCTTACCACCAGTATATTCAGCCTTTCTAGCTTCTTGATATGTAGGTGAATATACTTCAAATGGAGTAGGATGATAACTACTAGGTCCTTCTATATCTCTAAGTACCTCCTTAACATTCTCTGTAGCATTATCAATAGACAATTTAAGAGAGTTAGTATTATCTCTAGTAAGTAATACCTTTAAATATGCTTCCAGCATTTCATTCTTTATAGAATTACGCACTTCGTCATACTTAAGAGAATTACCTTTGTTAAACTTGATACCATTCTTATTATATGCAAATCTAGCTACATACAATTTATCAATATCGAAGTCAGAACCAGTAAGTTTAGTAAAGTCTTCTGGCAACATGATAGTATCACCCATTATTTCAGGGAACACGTCTACAAATCTTAATGGAGATATAGATGCAATTGACTGAGTAGGAATACGATAACCTATCGCATTAGCTTTAGCTTTATCACCAATAATTTCATGATCAATAAGCCACTGTCTAGCTTCTCTATATGTTAAGTTTTCATAATTAGGTATAAAGTATTTAAACAAGTTTATACTTACTACCGAATCCATTGAACCCTCCTCATTTATAGATTTTAATACTCTACCGTCATTTATCATATTTGGTGTTACTACCTTAGTAGAAGTAGCTTCTAGACCTAAAGTAGATCTTTGGATAAATGCTCCACCAGGTATATGAACATCAATAACCTACTTATTGATCATAGAGATAAATCTACTTTCTAACCACTTATTATCTGATAAAGAAGACAAAGGCATTATAAATTTATTATTAGCTGTTTTGAGACCAGATAATACATTATCGTTAGCATCAGATTCTCTAGCATCATCTTCTAACATTTTAGCTAATTTGGTTACATTTACACTACCGTCTTTGTTGAATAATTCATCTTCTAAGTCTTTAACACCCATATCAGATAATTTATTCAAAGCATTCATAATAGTATCCTTAATTTGTCTACCAGTTACCTGTTGACCTTCAATACCATATAAATCATCCATACGTAGATTAGATAGATTTACTTTCATAAACTGAGTACCAGCCATCTATTCTTCGTGAGTATGAGGATTAGTCTCTAATTGTTGTCTTAAGTACTTAAACTTCTGAGTATAAGTAACTAAGTTATTAAAGTCATTTAGAGTATTTCCTTCTTCGTTAATTAACTCATCAGTAACTTTAGCACTAAGAACAGTTTGACCATCTCTTAGTTCTATTTCACTATCTTTAGCTACTCTATAGAACTTCATAGGAGATCTAGAACCAGCTTTAACAGCAGAGTCAAATAGAACCATATCTACTGGTTTACTTGGGTCTACCATCCTGTCATACAGTGCTTTAATGTCACCTGTAGCTATACTCTTGAATAATGGGAATAGAGCCATCTTATTAAAATAAGGTATACCTAATCCCGGTATTTCATTGAATCTAGTACCGAATGCCATATACTTCATAGCATTTAGAATAACCTTATTAGCTTCTGCATACAGTTTAGGGTCTGAATCCCATAGATTAGCTGTATCTTCATTAGTAAGGATTTCAAATGCTTTCTTTATTTCAGGAGACCATACTCCACGCATTCTAAGTAGATCTCTAGTCATATTAGGGCTAATATATACAGCAGCATCCGCTACATTTATACCTTCTTTGTAACCTTCTACTTCTACTTTAGCAGCTTGTTTAGCTATCTTGACTGATTCAGGATAGATCTTTTCAATCTCTTGAATACTTAAATCTTTTACCTGATTCCAAGCATCTTCACCTTCTAATTCTTGAATAGTTTCCTTAATATTACCTCTAGTAAATAATCCTTCATAGATGTAGTATTGCTTGTCCATTATTTCATGGTCTTTTAATTCAGCAACTACATATTCATCTCTAATAGGATCATTAAAGAAATCTAGTCTGTTATTCAAGCCAGTGGAAGTAAGAGAACCAAGGCGTTTGATTTTATCAATAGATACATCTACAGGACCATATTGATCATACTTTACTTTATAGTAAGCAGGAGCTCCACTGAATAACTTTTCTACTTCATTAATAGATATTATACTATTAATTGTATAATCAGCTAACATGTCAAATATAGCGTATCCTTCAGCATTAGTTGGATCAAGTTGACTATAAAATGCCTTTCTATTGTTTAATTCAACATCGTCAAGCAGCTTATTACGCAAACTCCAAATATCATTATTTTCATTGCCTTCAATCAAGCCTAACTCTTTAGCTGTAGCTATCTCCTGTTTAACACGTTCATTGATCAAAGAGCTTAAAAATGCTTTCTGCGTATCTTTAGATAAGTTAAAGAAGTAATCTTTAGCTGTCTAAAGATTTTCTTTAGCTGATTTCATAGGATCATTGAAGCTAACAAAGCCTTTAGATGTTCTGATACCGGTTAACAATAAGAATCTAGCGCCATTTTCTTCTAATTTCTTAGTATGCTTCTTACCATTCTTATCCTTCCAACTTACTTTATTTGGCGTATGGAAATTCTTTATTCTTCTGGTAGGTTCTAACCAATCATTATTGATAGTACCATCTTCATTGTAATGCAATCCTGTTTTCTCATCATAATGAGTTGGATCATCATCTATCTGTCTTAAACACAGTTCTATTTGATTCAATTCATCATAACAATATCCCAGTAAAGTGTCCATACTTTGTTCCCCGTATTGGATATAAGCACCTTGAGGAGTGGTATTGAACTTTATTCTTTCATGAGGCAACTTAATTCCTCTAATGAAATGGTATGTCTTTTTATCTGCTACTGTAGGGAATATTATTCTATCATTAAATACAGCTACCATTTTAGCAATATAATCTTCTCTATCAGTAATACCAAAGTAATCTCTACCTACATCTTGTGATGTGGTATCTTTGAAGTTTATTAGAGTTTCTATAGATAGATCTTTATTACCTCTTTTAACTGCATTTAGAATAATAGAATTACCATTGTATACTACAGCATTTAGATTATCAAAAGTATCCTTATCACTTACTATTTCATTAAGTCTATCTTTTGCAAAGTTATTCTAAGATACCATATAATAGCTATTGCCATCTGGACCATAGCTACTTAGACTCTTATCTGTAGCATGTTGATAAGCATAGTAATTTGCTATTTCCTTAACAAAACCCTATGTATTCCATACCTAAGTAGGTTGTATTACTCCTTCTGGGCTCTCTATATCTTTGATAGTGTTGTCTTTATTAATAGAGTTTTTGATACTATCTAATGTTTCTATTAATCTAGGAATACCACCAAATTTAATTCTATTTACTAAGAAAGAATTTAGCAATGTATATTGGTCTGATCTAGGATTACCATAATCTCCAGACATTAACATTCTATTAAGTGTTGGTTTATCTATACCCACGCCTACAGAATTTAACATACGAACAATTATATCCTTTAGATATTCTTGGTTAGCTGCTATATGCAAATCTACATTGTTATCACCTACTTTTAATATACCTTTATTGTTGGTAAAAGCATTTCTAATTCTATTAAAATTGTCTATTATAACTCGTAAGGTTTGTTTAGCATTATCTGTAGCAACAATAGCACCTGTTTCATTATATCTATATATGCCAGCATTATTAAAGAAGTACTGCGACCATACTTTAGGATAGTTAGCTGCTTTTACATCTACTGTATTGTCTTTTAATTCCATCTTCGTAAGACCAGTATCTGCATCTTCACTAATCTTTACTGTTATATAGTTATTAATGTCAGAAGTAATTACAGTTTCTATCTTAGTAAGCATAGCTTCAGCTTGTGTAGCTACATTTGTATCTTCACTCAGAGAGTTCTTTACCAAAGTAGTTAGTCTAAGCAATAATGCTTGATAGAATGTATTACCATTCTTAGCAAAGAATTGCACTCTATCAATAATATTAGATATAGTTCTGCACCCAGATAAATCTTTCAATATGTTTGTCCAAGCTATATTTGGATCTACAAAACTAGGAAAATGAGTATATTCATCAAACTTAGTTTGCGGAGTACCATCTTTCCCTATTTCATATACAGGTATAGTTTGAAAGAAGAACTTTACTTCAGCAGGAGCATTATCTCTAATAGAGATGTTCATACCCTCTATTGTATGCTGGCCTATGTTTACTCCTTCGGCTCCTTCTTCTATATTAGCTAAAGTATCACTTTCATTTCTATCTATTGATCTAATTCCTAATTGCTTTAGTTTAGTAGTAAGCATAGGAAGTATAATAGAGTCAAATTTGTCTACTACTTCATTGATTATATCAGATGGATACTTGTAAGCTTGAGCTTGAAGTATAAGTTTAAGTCTATCAAATTTAGGAGCTTCCTTAGATAAGTCAGAGTAATTAATAGTCTTACCATCTGCAAATGATACTTGGAAGAAAGCATAAGTTAAACTATTTATAATGTCATTTAATTGTTTAACTGTCTGAATATGTTTAAATTTATATCCAGATACTTCCATATTAGCTCCATCACCTTTGTATATTTCTCTGAATCTATCTACATTTTCAGCATTAGGTTTCAAACCATAATACTTACCTCTATTGATCGCTGAGTATACTTTAGCTAATCCATATTGACCAGTTCTAATCCACAATTTGATAAAGTCGTATATTCTTCTAAACCAATTCTTAGTATCAAATCTATAATTACCTGATTCAGTTAACATAAAGTCTTTAAACTGATCAGCTAATTTTTCATCAATCTGTTTATCATTTAGACCTTGTTCTCTATACTTCTTATATATCTTATCTCTGTGTTTAGGATCAATTAATAACTGTGATACTCTGTGCCATGCTTCATGATATTGAACACCTTCTGGAGCCTACTCCGAGATCTTTATGGAGTCCTCTGTTACTCTACCTACTACTAAATTACCAGCTTCTGTAACATCTATTATGGATGATACTATTTCAGGAGTAATGCCCAAAGTAGACTATATCCATTCTTTAGTCTATTTTGGATCCATTTTATCCTCCTCATTAATAGCTAGTTTAGATACTTCTTCTTCAGATACTTCCATATTAGGACCTTTTCTACCTTTACCGTCCAATATAGAAAATATTTCATCCAAATCAATAGTAGTCTATTTGCCAGTTTCATCAGGTAGGGTAATACTGCCCATTTTAGTTTCTTCTTGAACTTTTTGTTGTGATTGCTCTACTTTACTTTCTGCATTTTTATCCACTAACATAACATCATCAATGTATATGTTAGCATCTTGCATAGTATCTGCTATATCAGTAAGTAAAATACCTTGCTTTATGTACCAACCAAGTACACTGATGCCATTAGGATAGCTAGAGTCTACCTATTTGTTGCCTTTACTATCTTTAATAATACCGAAATCTTTGTTAGTAAATTCTAAAACATTGGGTATTAGAGTAATCTTATCTACATTATTGTTCTTCAAGAATAAAGCTAAAGGATACAATTTAGGATCTTTTACTTGAGATTGTAAATCACCTCCCAAATAATTAGAGCTTAGACCAGTTTCATCTATATTCCAATGGAAATTATCCATTATATATTTTTTCAGTCTTTCTCTAATCTCAGGTACAGTATTTATATCATTTAAGTTGTACACCTATTGACCTACTACTAACTGATTATCCTCTGCTAAATAGAATTGTTTGTTCATTCTAGCTCTTACTTGTTCAGGAGATAATCTAGTATCATTAGGATTAGTGGCTGTTTGAGGGCCAAAGTTCACTAAGAACTGTAATACATTCTGTGGAGTAACGTTAGTAACAACTCCATTCTTATCAGTATAGAATTGATCCTTAGAAGTAACTAAATCAATAATTAAATCTGCTACTTCAGGTTTATCTTTAAAGTTATCGTAATTAAGAACAACTCCTATCTATGATGTACTGCCATCATCTCTAGAAGTCTTAATCATCCATACTGGCTTACCCATAGGAAAACCCTTAGCTGATATTACTTGGTTTTTAAATCTGATTACACTACCACCTAAACTACCTGTAGTAATGCCTACTTGAGTATTTTCAGGATTAATCTAGTACGGGTCTTTAATGGTTAACCAAGAAGAATCTGTAAGTTTTCTATTTTTAGGACTACCATCTTCATTCTTAAGATTTACAATCTTACCATTTGTTTTTCTAATGGTGGTAGGAACTATTTCTAAGTTAGGATTAGCTTGTACTTGTTTATTAAGTTCTAGAACTTTATTACGTAAAGCACTAAGATTATTTACAATTAACTATTGGTCATTAAAAGGTAGTCTGTTAAAAGCTCTATTTCCTCTAGCATACAGCCCTTCTATTGTCTTAATACTAGCAATGTATTCTTTCCCTTTGTAATTAAATAAAGCGTATATAGCATCTGTAGTAGTACCATCATCTTTAGTATATGGTCTTACTACTATACGTACTCCATTCTTAGTTACTTCTTTAATAAAGTCAGGTTGACCTGTAACTTCTGCAAATTCCTCATTATTAAGGTATTGTTCCATACCCTGGAATTTTTTAGAAGTTCTAATCCATTGACCATGTTCATTCTATTTAGATTCAGTAAGTCTGTAATTTAACTCATGAGAATATGGATCCAGTCTAGAATCATATGTGAGCTCTTCTAACTATCTAGGTTCTGATGTTTGTGTTTCTTCTGGTGTTTGAACTGGCTTTTCTGAAACTTGAGTTGGAGTTTCTAAAGCTTGTTTAGCCTCATCACCAAGCCATCCTCCAAGTATATCACTAAGAGTTGGTACATCTTCTATAGATAAAGGTTCTGTCTTAGGAGCTTCTTCAACTGGAGATACAGGAGCAGCAGTCTAACTAGGAACAGCAATAGGCTTTTGAGCTTCTTTCTATTTAGTCTGTATATCCTATTGTTCTTTCTAAGCTATTTCTTCTCTAGCTTCTTGAGCAAGAAGTTTCAATTCTTCAGCTCTAGCTTTTTCTCTATTTTGTAAGTTCTATGATATTTTCCACTCTCCTGAACTAACAAAATCATTATAAGCCTCTTTTAATAAATTAGAATCAATTTTATTTTCTATTGCTTCTTTTAACTGATTTACTAACTATTTGGCTTTATCAGAATTACCGTTGTTATATACTTCTTCTTCTAATTGATTTCTAAGATCGTATATTTCCTACCATCTCTCAGCTTCCTATCCTTCTGCTCTATCCATTTGTGAAGCAGCAACATACTCAGAGTAGTTCTTCACATTAGGATGTTGAGATATAAATGATTCACGTAAAGCATCGCTAGCTTGCTTGTAAGCTTGACCAAATTCATTATTTGTGTTTAATACTACTTTACTGTTTCCACGGCTGTCTCTTTCAGTAGTAAAGAATTCGTTCTGAATTTCTTTAGCATTCTGTCTAGCTGACTTTACACCTCCATCTTCCTATGATCTCTCTTGTTCTGTTATAGGAACTAAATTATCTAATTCAATTTGAATTTTAGCTCCTTCTCTAGGAAAGAACCCAGTAGGATTGTCTAATAATTTATTTAGTATTTCTACTCCTTTACTACCATATTTACTATTTACAATAGATCTAAGCTACTCTATTACTTCACTTCCATTAGTGACAAAAATGCTTGGATCATCAGAAATAGAGCTTAAATATTTACTACGTACATTTTCTAGTTCCTATGTAGCAATTGGAAATGCAGCAGATATTGCGTGTAACAAATAACCTGTAGATAATATAGAACCTTTACCTCCTTCTAATAAGTAAGATAATGCTACAGGAGATCCTCCAACTGTATCTTCCTGTGGCTTTTCCTACTCTTGAACAGGAGCTGGTTCTTGTTTTAAAGGTTCTGGAGTAACTTCTTCTCCTTCTTCTGCTACTTTCTCCTATGTTCTACCAGAATACAAGTCTTCTATATCTTGAACAAAATCATCTTCTTTAGCTTCAGAGTCCTTCCATTTGTTTATTTTAGCCATTATAGACTTTTTATCATCAGAAGATATTAAATTATTTTCTTCACGTGCTCTAGCTTGATCTAGACTGGAAAGAATTAGCTATTCCTGAGCATCAGCTAAATCCTGATGTATAGACGGAACCTAAAAATCAGATTCAGTTAAATTATATTCACTTAACACTTTCTTAAGTTTATCATAACTGTTTTCTAATGCCTTCTTATCAGTATTTAATAGATTTCTGAAATGAATTACATCTGCTTTAGATGTACGTAGACCAGTATTCTTTTCAAGATCATTAAGTTTAGTGCTGTTCTACTCATAATCGTTTATAAGTCTATTATATACTTCTAATTCAGAATAAAGAGAAATAGCATTTCTTATATCTTCTACACTTATCTGTGAGCGTTGTTCATCAGATAGTTTAGCTATTACTCTTTCAATTTGCTTATTTACCTCTTCTCCATTTAATATACTATACAGTCTATTATTTGCTGTTGCAGAATTTTTATCAGCTTCTTCAACTAGTTTATCATAATGATCCTTTAAAGCAATAAGTATGTTGTAATCATCAGTATTTGGTTCTATACCTAATGCTTCAGCCTACTTTAATGCTGACTCAGATGTAGCTATATTCTTTACTCTATTAGCATTATTTCTTTCAGTCTCTATATCTTCTTGAGTAAGACCATCAATATTAGCAGATTGAAGATTGTCAAATGACTGCATCAAGTTATCCCACTTATTATTAGCAGCCATTTCTGCATATACAATGTCTTTTCTTACTCTATCTTTTTGATCTAGTTTTTCAGCATACAAAGCTGATAGCAATTTATCAGCCTGTAATTGGTCTCTAGTTTGTAAGTAAGTGGTAGCAGCACCTATTCCACCAGTCATTAGACCACCAAGTAATGCACCACCTTTAAAATTCTCTAAGAACTCAGCATCATCCGAATATACAGAATCCCAAGGAGTAATTGCTGCAAATATAGATCTTGCTCCAGATCCTATGTTCTTAATGAAACTCTTTGCTAGATTAGGATCTTCTTCAAAGTGTCTATTAATATAGTCCTAACCTTTCATATATTGAGTTCCTTCTTCCGCTCCTTCCATAGCAGAAGATATGAGAATTCTACCACCTAAATCTAATATTGCTTTTCTCTTAGTCTTTTTAGGCAGTTTATCTACACTATCTATACCAAAGCTGGTTATATCATCTATACGTTCAGCTAATTTACCCTTTAGAAAACCTTTACCTTTGTCATACTTATTTGCTAAAGTTTTTAATCCTCTTACACTCTTAGCCATTTTACCCAGTGGTACAACTTCTAACATAGTTTGAGTAGCATCCCAAGTAGATAAAGCCATATTATCGGTATAAAGTGATTTCATACCTTCAAAATTGTTAAGACGTATTTTATCGAACTTAACATTATTTACTTTTACTTGATTAGTAAGTAATTGATCGTATACGTAATCATCATTATCAATCTATTCTTGAGTATAAGAACCCATTCTTTGCATTTCTGCTTTGGCATCCTTTAATAACTGTTTAGAAATACCACTTTTATCAATCTGATTAAGTACAGCAGATTTATAGTTACTGTATACTTCTCCTTTAGATTCTCTTTCTCTACTTAATAGATTACCTAATATAGATACTCCTGCCCCAGCAACCATACCAGCTGCTGCTCCAATAGGACCGAAACTAGAACCTATAGATGTAGTAGCATACGTGGTTCCAGTAGTAAGTATATCATTAGTAATAGTAGCTGCTGAAGAACCTAATAAACCTGGTAATTTAAACAAATAAGTATCTATATCAGTAAGATCCATGCCTGGTTGTTGTGACTTTCTACGATAGTAATCGGATGTTAATTTACTATTGTATTCATCAGCAGTATTTTGAGCAACATCAGCCTAGAATAAGGCAGAACTCTTTTTAGCATACAAAGTATTAGGATCTGCATAAGATCCTGTTGCTTTATCTATCTGTTCAGTTGTCTAACGATCTATTTCACTTAAAGCTGAATTCCAATTTCCATTAATGAAATCAGTTTTCAGCTTTGTATTCAAAGAAGAATCATTTAATTTATCATTTAAGATATTATCATATGCTTCCTTGTTATTAAGAATAGTATCTGATAATTGTTTTACCTACTGTTTTAAGTCTTGGTTATTAGGGTCTTGTCTTAATTGTGGAAGTATGGCATTGATATTGCGTACAGCTTGAATATAATTTTTAGCATTTAGAATTGTATTATAATCCTAATCAGCCATTACATAATCACCTAATGCACTATCTCTAATAGCTTCATTTCTTTTAAGATTCCAATCATTAAAAGCATTAGATACCCAATCTGTAACCCCATAATCATCAGGAGCCCCCTCATAAGAGGGGTTCTCCATAGTATGGAAATATTCTTCTATATTAGCTTTAGGAGCCTAGTAAGCATCATATAAAGCTGTTCTCTATCTTATACTATCTATTAATGATGTATCGTATACTTTTCTCTTCATAATTATCAATTATACATTCCTAATGTTTGTAATGCAGAAGTTCCATATTCTTCCTTAGCTTGAGTAGTACCGCCTATACCTGTAGGTGAACCACCTTGCCATCTTTGATTTACTCTTTGCCAAAATTCTGGGGCGTTGTTAGTATTTGGTAGTGTTTTGAATATATTCATTTCAAAATATTCGTGTCCATCTTCTCCAACTACCTCTGTAACCTCAGCTGCTTTATATAAATCCTTTAAAGCAGTTCTAGTACTTTGTCTACCAAACGGAGCTACTAAGTTATCTGCAAATCCTCTTGTTAGACCTTTATCACTCCATAAACCAGTACCTAAAGTTTGTTCTATAGTTTCCTTTGGAATTCTTATTTTACCAGATAAAGCAAACGTACCTGGTCCTACTTTTACCATTTTTCCTTCAGGTAAGAACTATACATCAGCTAGATTACCAGATTCTAGTACTTCCTTTAATGGGAAGCTTGTATCTCTACCAATACCAGCTACTCTCTCTGCTTTTCTTGGAGTAGTTTCAGAAGCAATTTGGAATACTGTTTCTGGTAATAAGAATCCTCTAGAATCATTAAATTGGTATACATTCTTAGTAGTACCATTTTCATCTTTTACTTCTTGTTGTGAACCACCTACACCAGTTAATAAATCATCACTCTCAAGTAAGCTAACATTACCTTTAATCATATCCAAAGCCGAGTTTACACCTTTTAAGTAACCTTGTTTAGAATACTCTTTATTACCGCTTACAGATATAGGAGAGAAGCCGGATACTTTTTGGAATTCATCTCTAAGTACATGTTTATTAGCAAGACCGATCATTTGAGCTTGTAATCTATCAGCTGCATCAGATGCACTTCTAGCTACTATTAAGTCATTATCATTACCTGTAGCTCTATAAGCATTAGAATACTGCATTGCAGCCTGATTAAGTTGCATATATGAGTTCATCATGTTATCAATATTCTATACACCTTTCTTAGCATCTTGAGCTATCTTAGTATTTGGATACTTACTTATTAGACCTTCAATATAATTTCTATATTGATCAAATCTAGAACCAATTCTAGATTGTACACTTCTAGTAATAGATTCATTTAAGAAGTCTAATCTAGTAGGATTAGGTCTAATTATTTCGTCTTTACCTGTTCTGCTAGCTGCATGTTTAGCTTGTATTAACCACAACGGATCGACAGTATCTTGGTTTACTATTCTATCTCTTTGTGAATCTGCAATCATTCCTACAAACGCCTCTCTAGCAGCAGCTTCATTACCACCCGTAGCTTGCAAAGCTTCTTTATAATATTTCTGCCCTTGAGGTGTACTTACTAAATCATTAAATCTAGCATTAGCTATGTCATATAGTGTGTCGTATGTAATGCCAGCTCTATTGTACTTAACTCCATCTTTCCATACAGAGCCTAAACTACTAGGCTTAAGATTACTAAAGTAAGGATTAGATAGTTCATCAGCTGTCATGTATCTGACAGGAGTAATGTCACTAAATACTCTTTTATTACCTAGTGTATCATACTGAGGAATATTAGAATCATCCCATCCTTCTTTATATTTTCCTTCAGCTTCCATCTTAGCTCTCATCTCCAATCCAGCTCTAAGATTATCCGCACTTTCCTTAAGTAAGGATAAAGAAGAATAATCTGTGCTATTAATTAACGATTGTAAGTTAGCTCTAAAAGAAGCATCCTTCATAGCATCAGGATTATTTGCTATCTAATTGATAGCGTTCTGTACATCTTTTCTATTAATAGTTAAGTTATACCAATTCTAAGTATCTACAGCGGAAGGAGAACGAAATTCTCCAAATTTCTATAGTGCTGTACTAAACTATTTAGCTGCCTCATCTACTGCTGCTTTCTGTGTAGCTCCTATTCTATATAATTCACCAAAGTTAATAGGAACATACGTATTCATTATAGGGGCTTCAGCAGCCTAATCATATCTATTAGCTGTCATTATCTATTTCCTCCCTTATTTAACCATTTTTTAAATTGACTCATATCAGCAGAAGTAAAACCAGCTTGCAAAAATGGATCGTATAATTTAAGCATAGCATTATCTCTACTTCTTTGATTGCTCATTAATTCTCTATTTTGAGCCCACTGACTTAATTGACCTAAACCTGTTCTGCGAATATTTCTAGCAGTAGCTCTATTACGAGCATTAAGCTCAGATGCTAAGTTAGTAGCTTGAACCCACTGCTGTCCTAAGTTATTCATTGCGTTGGCATATTCCGCTTTATACTGATTGTTTGCATTACTTTCAGCAGCTCTAGCGGCAGCAATAGCTTTATTAGTAGCAATAGCATTTTGTAATCTAAACGCCATATCTTGACCAGTATTAGTTCTCTATTGACTAGCTGCATAATTAGCTACATTTCTATTAGTTTCTATGTCTCTGAGTAGTGGATCAATATTGTATCTACGTCTACCCATAGTGTTAGTAATAGCTGTAGCATACGGGTTGTAATTAGCAGGTACTGCTTCTGGACTACTAGTAAACAGATTAGACATTATAGGAGCTAAAGAAGCAGCTCCACTAATCAAACTGCTTAGCCCTTCTAATATTACAGGTTCCTCTTGTGGAGCAGTAATTACAGGTTGTACTGTTGCACCCGTTATAGTTCTAGTTCTAATATCTTCTGGAGTAGCATCTATATCAAAACTTTCATCTATAGTATCCAGATTAGGTATTATCTCTGGAGCAGTAACTTTAGCAGTTTTAGGTATTACTCTAGAAGTATAGTTAGTAGTGGTTACTTTAGGAGATGCTTTTCTAGTAGCATTTATAGTAACTTCTGGCAAGTTACCAGCATCTATTTCTGATACTCTACCGTAATTATCCCAAGGAGCAGTAACGTCACCTTTCATGCCCCAAGTATCTCTAACTCTTGGTGTAGGGGCACTGACACCCATACTGATTTCACCAGCAAATCTAGGATCTATCATAAAACCAGCAGCATTATATCCAGCTGGAGTATTATCACCTCCTCTAGCAAAACTTTCTAGTTCTTTAGTTTTGTTCTTAATACCTTTCTTAGCTTTAATACTTTCTTGCATAGCAAATAGTTTGTCATGCATTAATTTATTATTCATCTCATTAAGCATATCTGCATTCTAAGCATATATATCTTTTCCTTTACTTTTCTTTCTAGTCATTACTTTATCACCTAATTCTGCAAAGGTTTTATTTGTACCAGGTACTTTCAAAGTATTACTTAATATTCTACTTCCTTCTGGTAAGTTTACTAAATTACTATCTGTAGGTTGTCCTTGTTCAGGCACTTTACTTACTGTACCATCTGGGGTCTGTATTAGTTCTCCATCATCTACATAAGCCAATGATGAAGGAACTTTACCACCGTATTCAAATACATCAGTATCAAACTCTGTGTTATCTTCATTAAACTCATTAGCTAATCTTTCTGTACCAGCTACAGCTTCTCTATTTTGAAATGCGTTCAATCTTATAGCAGCTCTACGTCTTCTAAGTTTCTTATTTCTAAATGCACCTCTTAAGCCAGTACCCAGAGTACCTTCATCAAAGTCAGTAAATGAGGTCATTTCTGCTGCCTTTCCTTTTTTACCTATGAGACCAACAGCTGCACCAGCTATACCACCTACTAATCCACCTACAGGCCCCCCTATAGTCATACCAAGTTGTGTACCAGATCCTGCTCCTTCTGCAATACCTGCAATAGATTGCATAGTGGCTTCTCCGCCTGTAGTAGCTGTAGATGTCTAAAAAGGACTTGTTAATGTATTTATAGCCCCTGGTATTGCCTAAGTTATACCAGATATATTTCCTATACCAACATTAGTAGGGTTACTTTTAACTATAAGGTTGCTAGGATTATTAGGAGCAATACCTCTAGATATAGAGGATTGTAATTCCTGCATATTACTTAAAGATACCGGCAAACCAAACTACGCAGCAGGAATCTGTATTTTTCTTTTGTTTTTATTCTTTTTCATATTAAATTCTAGAATATCTATAAGTAGTTGTTATCTAAGGTATCTAAAAAGAATAATCCTTATCTGATTTAAACTTATAATCACAAACCATATATTTACCTCTCATTCTAGCAGGAAATGACATATTGTCTTCTTCCTCGAATTGATCCTATCTTGGAACAGGCATTCTATAAGTATCTTCACGATAGTCAAATACTAAATCTTCTCCTTCTTTATTCGCTACTTGATGTTTAGTATTGAATTTTATTCCATCTAATATGTCATTAGTTAATATCTTATTATTAGGATCTATAAATTCTCCTTGTAATGCAATATTATCAAATACTTTAGTATATTGAGGATCTTTGTTTACTATGATTCGTAGTCTTATATCCTTACTTGTATCACCAAATCCTTCTATATCTAATGAATTTATTATATAAAATTCATTATTCTTAGTAGCTACAACCTTATCTCTGAGAGATAACGTAAAATCTGGATCAAACGTATATAAAGATGTAAATACATTTAGCTTCTCATTATATATCAAAGACTTATTATATAATCTAAACCATACTTCATCATATTTCTTATCATACAATGAATTAGCTCCTTTAGTTTTCTGACTATACATTATGTTCATATATGATTGTACGTTACAGTCTTTTGTTATTATACTTATTCCTCCTCCTGTAGATTTACATATTTCATTCTTATCCTAGTCATACCAATAAATGCTATTACTAGAGTTTACTATACTTCTATCATTAATAACCTTAGTACCATTTAAAGTACTTAAGTAATCGTATCTATCTAATACACCACCAGTACCTAATACTAACTAACCTACATTATTATCTTGTATCAATGATCTTTCATTTACAGATAATACTCCAAAAGCATTATTCTACCAAAAGTATAATCTATTAAATATACCTCGTATGTTAGTTATTTCTCCATACTGATAATCTACATCTATGAAATCAGCTGGTTTAAATACAGACCAATTGTCTATATTTTCATTGATAGTTTTAGCCTGTGATACATACACTCTATTGGCTGATTTTACATTAGCTTCATCGTATAGACCTCTAGTACTGAATAATTTAGCATCTGGTGTTACTGAATAAACATCATTATACAAATAATATGGTTTACTTTGGGAATGATATTGCTACATTTGAGTAGGCTCTAATTGCATAAAAGCATCCACTGCACCTGTACCTGCATTGTATGTTCTATTGGTCATTTCACCCATAGATAACTTTAGGTTTATAGTGCTTTCTAAAGGAATGTAAGCTCCAAAGTATCTCTTGTTTTCATTCCATTCATTTACATCATTCCTTTGAAATATCATCTGGCACGGATAGTCTAGTATCCCTAAGTAAGTATCACCACCAAATGCATATACTGTATTATTAGCTTTATTACCATAAGCTCCAACAGGTATATAAGTATTACTAGTTCTAGATGAATAAGTATTACCACTGTAAGGTATAATTGCTTTTTTAACATTAACTACAGTTACAACGCAATTATTCATCATATTAGAGTCTCTGTAAGCAGAAACTCCTGCTATACTTTGCTTATCCTATTCAGAAGATTGTAGTATCATACATGGCCCAGCTGGACCATAGGTAACAACATTATCACTATCTCCAGCTTTATAAAATTCACTAGTTGCCCAATTAGTATAAGCAATGTCACCTATATTTATCTTATAAGGAGCTACACCACCATTATTAGTTACATTATAAGGTATATTTTTTGCAAGTTTAGCATCTATAATAGTCTATTCTGCTGAATTATAGATAGAAGATCCTTTAGAATAGAATTTTTGTATGTAAGCCCCACAGAAATCATCTTTATGAATTTTAAATACTTGAGCTGCATTTTCAGATTGGCTGTCATCTTTATTGACTACCTTGGTCCATTTTCTATATTCAGATGAATTTACAACTGTATTATTAGGTGGATATACACTTCTATTATTCATTCCTACCCAATTCTATACATTTACTCCAGTGGTTGTATCTACTTCTGCTGTACTAAAGTAAGAATGAATAAGACTTTCCTATTTAATATACACATTATCTTTGAATACTTCTTCCGCTTTCTCTCCATTAAAACAAACCTCAGGAGATATAAATCTCCAATACCCAGATGCTATGTCGTTAGTATCTATAGTACTAGTTCTTTTAAATACAGAACCGGTAAGATCCATTACCATTTGCCTACGCTTGTTCATCAAAAATGGCATTGGTCTGTACTCATTCGTATCTTTAGACGTACCTCTACCAACTTCACCGTTATCTCTATCTTCTACTATCTTATAATTATGTAGTGAAGTAATTACTCCTTGTGATACAATTGTTCTATCTTGTTCAGTACGATCACATCTAACTATTTCATATGATACAGCGTCTATAGGGAAGTTTTTTACTGTAAATCTAACTCCTATAGGCATAGACTAAAATACATTATTGCCTATATCCTAATTAAATGCTGGAAAAGTATCCATGTTAGGAAATCTTATATCCCCTATCCATAATGTTGGTGATGCTATAGATTTACTATTGTAGAATACTATACCAAATCTATATACCTCGTCTCGTTGATAACTTCTAAATAAAGCAGATATTACTGGATCAGCGTAATTCTTCTATCTTGTGGCAGTCTTTATTTTCTTAGTAGTAGCTAGTTCCTATTTGTTAAAAAATATATCTGTTGGATCTACATGATATAAGTCCATACTTTCTACAGTTTCCGAACTATTGCTAATACCTACATTGTTTCTTAACCCGCCATTTAAAATAGAAATAAAGTCTTCCTTTAATTCAGTATATACGAAACTATACTCTATATTAAGACCGTTACCTCCTAGTTTATCATCCTTACCGTAAACATATGGTAATATAGTTAACTGCCCACTAATGTCTCTCTTAGCATTATAAGGGTTAATACAATCGTGATGCGCTGGAACTTTACGCATTGTGTCATAGTCTTCAATTCCAAAGTACATATAATCATTCGGATCTGAAGTTTCTAATCTAACGTTACCATCCTTATTTGCTCTATATGCTCTAGCATCATACTCTACTAGCTTACCATTATCTTCTATCATAGGAACCCAAGAGGTTTCTGTAATATTAGAAGCAAATAATCTGTTCTATACAGAAGTAATACTGTTACAAATAAAAGCATAACTAGTAAAGGCGTTAAATTCTTCTTGAGTCATAACACTAAGCTAATTACTGCCTGTATCTGTATAACTTATTACATTCTTGTCTGTATCTATTTCTATATCATCTGCTATAGAATAAGTAGGAGTAGAATTGTTATCTTTATAGAAGATACGAATAATAGTACACCTACTAAAATCTTTAGTATCTAATGGAGCCTATATAGTACATCCTTTACCAGTATAGGAATCTTTCTATGATCCATAATGATCTACTAAGTTAGCACTAATACTAGAAGCATCTAGATGCACACAATTACTCAAACTAGATATAGATGTCTGTTGAGAATGAGGATTATATAGTCTATAACAATACTATACCATGCCAGCTTGAAAGTTACCAGATACTATTTCTGTAATTTCAAATGGAGGTAACACTGCATTAGGTATTATATCAATGCTATCAGGATTAAGTATGTTACCATCAGAATCTACTAATGGATTATCTTCATTAGGATATTTTACATACTTATCACTCATAATATTAATTACCTTAATAGATGAATTGCCATCTGTAAAGTAAGCTTTAATATTTGATTGTGTTTCATAATTTAATACTATACTCAATTGATTTGAATTAGCTTCCTCACATAACCTTAATTTTCCCTATAATACAACCGTACTAACTAAATTGGGAGAATCAAAATTTTCTATACGATATATCTTATTATAGCCATCTACTAACTTAGTAACTACTACAGCAATATCATTAATGGTTGCAGTACCTATTATTTCTTCAGTACCTTTAATACCATAATTATACTTTTTAGCACCCTCTACGCTCTAAAGAACTCCACTAGTACTAGAATCATCAGTAATGATACGAACATCCTAACCAAATCTATATTGATTACTTGGTAACATACTGGCGGCACTATCAGTGTTCATTCCACCATAAAATGTATTTATTTGAGCTGTATTACTAATCATAATCTATTCTAATTATAAATTATTTGTTCTTCTCCAGTAGTACTAAAGAAAGTATCATGGTCATTAAATTCTGGATAAAGCTTGTGATAGGTATTTTTTATACTTTCCAGTTCATCTACTCCAGGCATCATAGCTTCAGCGTAAGCCTACTTTCTATAGTAGTTCCAACTAGTCTTCATTTCTAAGTAATCCTACTAAGATATCTGCCCCTTTAGCTTTCTCGGATACATTAATTTTAATGTAACATACCACAATAATGCTTCTTTATAGGATTCCATATCTGGTATCATAGGCATACCTTCTTCATCAGTAAATATAGCATAATATTCTATTTTAATAAAACCAGTGGGTATATTAGTCATAATATAGCCAGGTTTTGTCATATACTATAAATCTGCGCTGTACATTGTACCATCGGTATGAGCAAATTTACCATTTACATATCTGTTAGATGGACTAGCCACTGTATACTGATTTACTAAAGCACTTAAAGTATCACGCATATTAGAATCTGAATTAAGTTTATCTAAAGCTTCTCTATCAGATACTAAATTAAATAAGTTCTTTACTAAAGGTATTAGACCTGCATCTGGTATAAGCATACACGGCTTATCTACACATTTGTCATGGTATACTCCAAAGCTAGATGTAGCTTTTCTCATAGGTAACCAACCACCATTATTACAAAATGAAAATGCTACCTAACCTAACTTATATAGATCACATGGTAAGGAAGCCTAATGGCATTTAACGGGTAATATGGTTACCTTATGTTCATACTATTGTATAGCTCCAATCTTAAGTAAACCTTCACAGATCCATTCAGAAATATCTGATACCTTGATTTCCTCTTCCTTTAAATCTAGATCAGAAATAACCTTTGCTAGAACTGTCTTGGAGCTAATCATTCTATTGTTTATCATAATTCTCTATAATCTTTGAGCTTCGCGAAAATTATAGAAGCTAGCGTGCGCTTATTTTCCCTTGAAGCTATAAATTGATATTTACTCTTGTTAGTTAACAGACAATTCTTCTTACACCAATAAAATCTGTACTTAAAATAGCCACTATGATCATTTAGTAAATATACAGGTTTACCTGTTTCCTTAGTAGCTTTCCAATCCCATCTCAAACTCTTACCTGAGAATTCTTTTGGTTGATGCTTTATTATCTATAAAGTACCTAGCCTGCAAGGTAATTTAAATTCTTTACAGTTCTACATTATTTCATCTCTAATGTACTTAAAATAATCTGTTACTATTGCTTTATATGTCTTTAAATTAACATCATACTAGGTATTAGCATCAATTTGCTATTTATAATTAATATAAAAATCAGCAATAGTATAGCTTTTTCTGTTATATTTTACTCTTTCTCTCATTTGTTACTATATCTATTCTGAGTATCATCTTTAGAGTCATTAGTAACGTCACTAGGAGAAGCTACCATAACTCTCAATTCTTTCTCCAATATCATCTACACAATAGTAGGTATCATAGCTGCTGGTATAGGATATTCATCATCTGGATTATAACACGGTATATCCTTAGTAGGATCCTAAAGTATAACATCTATACTTATATATTCTAATTGGTTAGAATCTCCTTCAACGTATATTTTGTTATTCTTAACCCAAGCTATATAGTCTTTACATGTAGTTTTTCTATATTTTTGTAATTTAGCTTTAGTATAGCTACCTAACTATATTAGATTACCAAACATATCACGTACAGCTATTACTCCTGGTTTATATCTAAAGTTGATTAAAGTAGGTAGTTCTTTTTCTCCAACGAATACAAATTTACCAGGAACAATTTGTACTCTATCTAAATGAATAGGTTCTAATGTAGTGACATACGCTTCATCAACATCATAACCCTTATCAATAGCCTACTTTATAAGCATTGCTCTGTAATATACAATCCATAATTCAATCTAATGTCTTGAAATATGTTCTGATTCTGCTATATTGTTATTACGAACAATCTATAAAATATTATCAATAATATTATTAAGACTCATTTTATTAAATATTAACGTTAATACAGAATAAAACGCATTTTAAGGCTTGTAGCAGCATTTTATATATCTTCCCTTACAATCCCTTTAGGGAACTAATAGCTCTTCTTACACAGCCTTAAAATAAAAAAAAGGTTGATCTTATTGATCAACCTTATTCATTGCATCTTTCATATCCTAAGGTAACATATCTTTCATAGGTGGTGGAACCATCTAATTGGCCTTCCTTATGATATTTTTTAATTCATTTATTTCATTTTGAAGCTCTACTATCTTTGAATTTTCATTAGTAGGCTCATTATGAATTTCAAGTTTATCTAACAGTTGCTGACATTTAGCCATTTCCTCATCACACTTAGCTATGGCTTCTTTTCTTTGTTTATAAGTATCGTACTAGCTACGTACTATATTTATTATTTCCTACTTATTTGTAGATATAGTTAAACCCAATGTACTATCAGTTATAGTAGACTTATTCTCAGGTATAGTGAATTTCTTCGATTCTCCATTACATTGGATAGTTATATCTACTAATTTTTTACGCTATTGATTAGGCATAGGAAACTAACCAGGCGGTAAAGGTTCTTCATATACATTACTTACTTGAGTAACCTAACCTTCATTATATTCGGTTGTTTTCTTAAAAGTACCTATTACTTCTATTATATATACTTTATCCCCTATATTTAATTGATTAAATAACATAAGTATAGTATTTTTAAGGGCCCAATAAAGGGCCCTTGATTATTATTAAGCTGCCGGAGCAGTAGTAGTGTTATCTCTGTTCAGCAAGTATCTGTAGTAATCGAACGGGCAGCAGTTCGGATTAGGTACAAAATAAGCTGGTACAGGACACGGACTCTTCAATTGACTTACAATGTTAGCTGTCTGAGCCTACTGAGAAGCTGACAAAGCTAACTGATTATTTTCCTGACGAAGAGCGTCAATCTTGTTCTGCATTTCACGCACGCATACCTCCTCTACTTCTACCTCTAGAACCGCGTCTAAACATTCCGTAAGTTTCTTCATCTTCTTCATGTTTTTCAAGTTCTTCTTCATAGCATTCCATTTCAGCTTCTCTAATCTTATCACACATTACATACTGGTAATAGTACCACATTTTACCTTCGTCAATGTCTTTGTCATTAAGCCAAGCCTTTGCAAATTCTATATAATGTTTAATATTGTTAGAACCAGTAATGTTTAACAATACTTTGTAATAGTCAGAGTAAACTATATTCAATGCTACAAACCAATCATAACGATTAAATTTACCACTGAGTGATATTCCGTACTGACTAGCTAAAGCAGAAGTTTCCTCTAAAGACCAATGTGGTCCACGAGTACCATCCTCATTTTCCATTTTCATTACAGCTTTACGAGCGTGTTCCTCATTAAAATGTGGACCGTGTTCCATCTCATAAGCTTTTACACGAAATATTCTATGCATATTATTATTGATTAATAATTATTGAATATATTATTACTTAGGTACCTCTACTATTCGTGTACCTGTTACTTTGATAAGTGGATTGGTATTAACTATTTGATATTCCTTTGTTTCTATTTTTTTCCAATCAAAGTGCCAGAATCTAACCCAGCCATTTTTATAGAAATTCTTATACTCTTTCTTCTTGTATATAAGAATAGTCTATTGATTTTTTAAATCTATTTTGGCTGTTAGGATTGAGTCCTTTCTTTCAACTATGATAGTTGTTAATGGATTAAGCTTTAGTTCTTCTTTAAAATCTATAGCTTCTTTCTTGATTACTGTCTTAACAGAATCTTTAATCTCTGTATTGATTACACTAGCATCGGTTAGATTCTTGTCTTTGATTTTAAGCTCTTTCTGAGTCTATTTCAACTATAATAATAAACTATCATTACTATGGTTTAATTCTTCTATAGTAAGCTATAGTGTTCTGTTATTATTCTAATTATTAGATACTATATCCTAGTAAGTTCTAACATTAGAAGTTATTCTATTTATCTCTGTATCTTTTTTCTATAACTAATTGTGCTAAACAAAAATAGTCGCAATAAGTAAACTGATTAAACCTACTGCGACTACTTTGAAATTCTTTCTGCACCAATTAATTATGCTTAGTATTGGTATCATCTGAAAATTCTTTATCTAAACTGACATCTAAAAACTATTCCCCTTTCTTCTTTATTACTCTCTATAGTAGACCCCATATTTTCCAATTAGGATGTATTCTACCTAAATTCTCAAGTAACTAGAAAAATTCTACCAGAGCTATAGCACCAGCTACAAATTCTACTGCTGGTATTGATATAGAAGTTATAATAAAGGTTTCTATAGTAAATGCTCCACATATGGCAACTATAGAATCTCGTAATTTATAAAATATCTTTGAATATAATCTCCTTGATTGTTCTACTACATTATGATACTTCTTAGCTTTCTTATTAGCTTTACACTCATACATAGAATCAACAATTATAATTCCTGATAAAGCCAATATAGGGACATACACGGGAGAATATAAAGACAATAAACCACCTATAGTGCTAATTGTAACCTTTTCAACACTACTAAACATGTTCTTAAATATTGACATTGTTTGTTCTCCTATCTGATAATAATTCATAGCTAAAAGTCTGATAATGTAATCAAAAAAGTCCTAGAGATTTAAAAGGGGGAAAATCTACTAGGACTGATAATTTGTTTGAGATTTAATATTAAAACGCACAGTTACTGTATAGGTTACCACTGTAAATAAACAGTGTGTTCAACTAATAGCGCTTCTTATCATTTTATGGCTTTGGAGTTTCAAGAGCCTATACCCTAGCAGTAAGACTTGTAATTAGATCATTTAGAATCTTACCTTGAGCTGAGGATAAAGCAGTAGTTGTCGAAGTAGAAGTAAGAACATTTTCAACTACTGTCTTTGACCTATTTATTGCATCATTTGTCTAAGCTATAGTATATACGTCTTTTTTATTTGCTTTCTCATTTATAATGTTTAACAAATGTTCTATTTGAGAATTTTGTGTATTATCTTCCTTATTGTTAATAGGAATCCATTTTTTGCCATCATAAGTTTTTATAACATTACCATTAGCATCTTCAGACAAATCAATCCAATATGTTACTTCCATTGGATTAGGAGCGTAAACAGATGCTAAAAAGTTAGGATTTTCTTGTTTTATCATAAGTTTATTAAATTAAAGTTATAAAATATTTAGCAATAGATCCCAATATTATAGATGAAATTCCAATTGCTAAGTCTTTTTTATTCCATTTGCCATTATAGTAGTGGCAACGGTCGCTATTCTCCTTGATAAAGAGCATCAGCAGTGCAGTACTACTACTGAATACTATGGCGGTGGATAGATAGACCACCGCACCTAAGATGTTATTTTTCATACTATAAATAATTAGTAAAACATTATACCGTAGCTCCATTGGCATCTGTCCATGAAGAACCGTTCCACCATACAGGCTTATTTATTGTCTTATCGAAATAACAGAACCCAGCCAAAACATTTTGTGGTCTTTCTCCTGTTATCCCTGACCTGACAACAGAAGACGGAGTACCGCTTGCATCCAACCATGATTTTCCATTATAGGTATATGTGTTTCCATCAACTACTACCATATCGCCTATTATCCATTGTCATAATAAGCAGGGTTTAATGATTTTATTGGATGAACAATAATTTGGTGTTTAGTATTATCAGGACTAGTTCTAATAATCATATATTTTGTATTGCATGTATTATAGTTATAAAATGAAAGTTTTATAAAATTGTTATCTGTATAATTAACAGATAGTTCTGTTTCATTTTTTTTATATAATTTTCTTTTTTCATCTATAACACTATACAATTTATATTTGTAAATCCCAGACTGTAAAGTTATATCTTCAAAACTAATATTAGTGGTGTTTGTTAGTTCTACACCACTTAAAACGGCATCTCCTTTATATATTTGAGTTTGAATTAATTCATTATTATATATTTTAAAATCAGAATCCCCTACATCAATTATTTTATCGTTTATACACAACAATTACCATTACCATTAAGTCTTATTGCTTTACCATCATCAACAAATTCTGTATTATTCCAATCAAAATTCTTACAAGTAGCATTTCTATTGTTACCACTATAGTCAGTTAAACTACTAGTAGTTTTAATACTATTAGCACCTTGTTTACCAATATTATAATGTACTACTAATGATTTTAGAATATCATTTTCATCTGGTTGTTCAGATTCAGGTGCGCCAGGTATGTACCATTCCCCTAGTACTACAGCACCTATATTGGTATATTGACTTATACGTATGTGTTTACCTTTAAATAAACTGAAGTCAACCTAATTACTATCCTATATTACATTTATTGTAGGTGTTAACGTAAGACCTTCAGATAAATTGTTTATAATAAGCTAACCAGTAATATTAGCAGGTTCAATATATGAATCTCCCTTCTCTATATGATACAACTAAGGAAATACAAAGTAAGCCTAAGGATTTATAAATAAAGGCTGATATAGGATTGTTTTCATAATGCTAATACTTGTTTACGTAATCTCCCTTCTCTATATGATACATGAACCCAAGAGAAGTTTGATTCATTTATTAACTGATCAAATGGAAGATTATCCTTAATATAGTTGAATAACTTCTCATTCTCTGTCTTACTACCTACAGTAATATCAGCTGCTTCGCCGTATAGGTGCTGACTCTTCTTAGCTTTACTGCCTACAGCCTCATTTAAAGCTTCACAGCGATATCCTGAGTTAATTTTGATAGGTTTACCATACCATTCCCTTAAAGGGTCTAAAACAGCCTCTATTAGCTTCTACAGCTTTAATACTCCTTCCTCTGAAGGAGTATTATCTATACCTTTGGCGGTTGCTGTAGATGACTTTGTCATTTCCTCAATTGTAAAATACTTCATTATTATTATAGTTTACTGTATAATATAAAATACTGATACTAGATAAAGTTTATATGTTTGTGAAACAGTTAATAAATAGTTTCCAGCTTGTGCATTTAAATGTTCATCAGGAAAAATCCATTGTGAATTATTGTTTCCAGGACTACCTTCTGAATAAATTATTCTGAATTCTAAATTTGTTTGTGTAATTACATCTATTGGAGTGGTGTCAGAATAAGATTTTGTCCACACATTTTTAGGATTAAGTACTACCGTATCATCATTTATCTGTATAGTTTTAGATGCAATGCTACCATTTATTATTACAATACTCCTTTTATTTCCCAATGGAAAATCATATGAGAAATGGGGGGGGGGTTGGCAAATTAGCAATAAATTCAGCTTTAGTAATACATTCATTAGTAGAACTAATGCTGAATCCTTCTGTATTAGCTTCTGCTTTAGTTATTAATTCATTAGTAGGTTCCATAGTAATTTATTTAGCTAAAAGGATTTGCGTCTTGTGACAGATATATATATGTAGTTTTACCCATAGCAGTTACAGCTAATGTACAAGTTCTCATCGTATTTGTCTAATTATTGTATAAAGGTTTTACACGTATTATTCCCATATCTAATCTCAATATCTCAAAGTACTGAGACTAACCCGTAACTTTAGTAGTATACTCACTAGTATAGTTTTGAATATTCTAATGAATAGCAAACTAATTAAGTAATATAGTAGTACCGTATTTCAATTGAATATCTCTTTGTGTAGTACTATTGTGTATCCAATTTTCAGCTAATGAATCTGACGTTAACTCATCTCTTTCAGAGAAGTTTAACGTAATAGAATTGTAGTCAGCTAATTCATTAGAATCTGTAGTACAAGCGTGAGTAAGTTTATCATTAATCTCTGCCTTAGAAGGACATTCTTGCATAGTTGTAGTAGGATAACTTACATATTGTTTATATTGAGATGGTACTCTATCATAAATATTTTCCCAAGTCTGCATCTCTACAGCAGCTCTAGGTTCAATATCAATTGTTTTGTTTTCCATTCTTCAACTCCTATATTTGTTTCTTAAGGTCTTCAATTTCCTATCTAAGTAACTTAATACCTTCAATAGCTACTACTCCTAACATACAATAGTCTACAGATTTCATACCGTCGCTATCAGTATTAACTACTTCTGCAAAGTTATTCTCTAAATCCTATGCAATAGTACCTATTTGATGTTTATCGTGCATATTGAACTCTACGGTAGGTATGTTACATATTTGATCTAACGTATGCTTTAAAGGAGCTATATCAGACTTTAATCTAATGTCAGATTCTTTAAAAAATCCGGACGCATGTACTGCGCCATAAGCTCCATCTGCACCAGCTTGACCATTACCTACGTATACTGCCTTGGCCGAAGTTACTGAATCATATCTAGATCTATAGTTAATCCATACACAGTTTCCGATATTATCATTTGCAAAGTTAAACTCATTATCATGCACTATTTGTAAATTTTTAACTTCTCCAAATAGATCATTTTCAACGTATGTAAAGAAGTCTTTTATATCTCCTTGTGTATCCTTTATAGAGTATGTGTTATATCCATCTGATACTTCAGAGGAATGTGCAGTCATTTTTAAGTCTGCGTAATCACTAGTATAAAAATAATTAGCACCTCCTCTAAGATATATATAGAATGTAGAAGTCTGTATAGTCTAACGCATTTCTCCAACTGCTGTTTCTCCTCCCCATTCTCCATGCCAATCATTTAATTTACTTTTAGCATGTGTATATTGCCCATATCCATCTCCAATAATTGCCATATCAATATGCAATACAAAACCTCCATTATTTGTAGCCCAAGATGGTCTAGGGTTTATTCCCGCAGAATCATTATTCAAGCTATTCCAAATTATTAAATTACAAGGAGGTACAATACTATTAGGGTCAGCAGTAAATGATACAGGATACCAATGATTTTCATCAAAGCCTTCACCTACTAATGATACTGATTTACGTTTATCTCTATCTTTAGATAGAACGTACATATCATTTCCAGATAGATCATTTTCAACGTATGTAAAGAAGTCTTTTATATCTCCTTGTGTATCCTTTATAGAGTATGTGTTATATCCATCTGATACTTCAGAGGAATGTGCAGTCATTTTTAAGTCTGCGTAATCACTAGTATAAAAATAATTAGCACCTCCTCTAAGATATATATAGAATGTAGAAGTCTGTATAGTCTAACGCATTTCTCCAACTGCTGTTTCTCCTCCCCATTCTCCATGCCAATCATTTAATTTACTTTTAGCATGTGTATATTGCCCATATCCATCTCCAATAATTGCCATATCAATATGCAATACAAAACCTCCATTATTTGTAGCCCAAGATGGTCTAGGGTTTATTCCCGCAGAATCATTATTCAAGCTATTCCAAATTATTAAATTACAAGGAGGTACAATACTATTAGGGTCAGCAGTAAATGATACAGGATACCAATGATTTTCATCAAAGCCTTCACCTACTAATGATACTGATTTACGT